CTTTCAATTCTTCCCATACTGGCAACTTGAAAACGTCCCGACCGATTTCAATGTTTCGCTTTGCTCTCCACTGCAATTCGTGGTTGAAGCAAGCTTGACAAAGAATCAAGTTGCCATCTGTGTTAGTGGTACCGGTCGGAAGCAACTTGACAGTTCCGCTTGTGTGCGGTCCCGAACCATCGCAATTGTTATTTTGCATTGTTCTTCCCCTTGTAACGCGTTTCCAGTTCGGACCGGTCCGTGAACTTGAGTGGGTATGAATCAAAATTCTCCCAACCATGATACTGTGCAAGTTCCAAGTACGCTTGCGCTAGTTGCTTTGGATCAGGAGAGCAAAGCATAGTTTCCAAATCTGCAATGGGTATACCGGACGAATCAGAAACGTTTTTAATTGATTCATCGAACCATTCAATATACCGGTCAATTGGATGCGTCCAGTCCGGTTTGTAGTTCGCTGTGATCAGGCGGAACGCTCCGTCAATCTTGACCATTGCACAGCGTTCTAACAGGATGCGGTAAACGGTCCAATTGGTAGGTTCCGCCTTGTGCGAATCTTCGCTTTCAATCCACTCAAGTTCGGGCGGATAAATACCGGTTTCATCCGTGTAAATGAAACCCCCACTGTAATCGATGGGGTTAACATCCCCTACTGTCCCTGCTAGTTTCCAAATTGGTTGATTCGTTGTCATATCGCATCCTTGTGTGCAAGTTTAGTTACTTCGTCCCATGCATGGTTTAAGGTGGAATCGTAATGATTGAGCGATGCGAGTTTGTCAATGAACAGCGTAACGATAGGATGCTTGTTAACCCAATCTGTACCCTGTCCAGTTCGATGCGCCTCTTCCCACAGTACAGACATTGCGCGTGAGAACGCATGGACTACTCCTGATAGATTGCAAGCATCTTGCACGTCCAATGCTTGCTGTGCTGTTTCCTGATATGTCATCGTTGTTTTTCCTCTCTTGTGTTTGGCTTTCCATCATCAGTGCATAGGGTGCCACCCTATAGCAGAATAGGACCGCTGTGAGCGGTCCTAGTTTCGGAAGCTTACTTGATTCCAGCGATTTGTTTTGCAACGTCCACAGCGGATTGCTTCAATTCGACGTTAGTACCAAACCATGCGTTATACAAACGACTGTCTTGCGTCCGTGACGCCACATGATCAGTGTAGTAAGAAACACCATTTAATGCCCCCCACAGCGTATTCTTCGCACTGTCCAAATCCGAACCCGGAGAAGTGAGAATTGATTCAAGAATAGCTTTGCCTACTCGATTGAGTTTGTCTTCAGGGTTGGCGGACGCTATAGGCGAGAGTGAAACAGACGGAGCGGAACCCATGATGCTAGCAAGCAAGTCCGCATCATTTGCGAACCCGGAAGCAACTTGCTGTGATTCGTTGGTTGCGTCCGCAACTTGATCAAGGATGCATTTACCATCTAGCAATTGAGAGATAAACTCAATTTGACCCTTGCGGTCAATCTGGACGTTTTGAAGCTTGGAACCCAACGCGTTAAACTCTTCAATCTTTTCGATTGCTATTCCCATCTGTGTTTTGGCGAGAGCGGCGGACGCGTTTGTCCACTCTTTACTGTGCTTCATTTTGAAGCCTACGCGTCCAGACCGCATAGCAGGGAAGAGAGTGTTATTACAGACCGCTCTCTCTTGTGTAGCAATTGCTTGTGTAGGTAATGTGCCATCATGCGAACCTACCATTAGCAAGTATCCGGTTACAGTGTCTCCACCCTTCATTGTGACAGTGGTACGCCCATTTAACTTCGCTAACGCCCAAACGACTGCGCCACCCTTCAATGCTCCGATAACGTCCATTTGCGCGTGTCCAGCATTGCAGTACTCATCAAAGACACTGAGAATATCGGCATTCTGATGTATTTGGTATTTCTTGCTTGACACTCCGAAAACCTTGCGTGTGTCCATGCGTCCGATTGCTTTCCAATTGGACATGAAAGCGGAACCCGGTAATCCTGCTAGTTCGATATCCATTGCGGACACTTCAAAATTGAGTCCAGCAAGTTTGAGCATAACTTCCGCTGTGGTCCCTGCCTCTACAGCGGTCCCTAGTCCGTGCCATGGCGCACCATTCGCACGGTTCCAAGCTATTTGATTTTCTTCAATCATGTGTGACATATCGTTGTTTCCTATTCTGGACTCTATTAGGTCCGGTTATGTGTTGTGTGTTGTTGGTTGCTTACTTCGCTTTGATTGCGTTTCCCTTTGCGTCACAGCGTCCGCCGATGTAATTCATCCAATGCGCTCTGTGAAACGTTTTGGATTGAGATTTACAAAAGTCTGCTAGATCGCAAATTTGTCCATATGTAAACGGACGCTGGACGCTACCGGGATACGCTACTTCCCTTGCAATTTGCGCCTTGATCATGTCCGCTAGTGCAATGCATTCTTTGTGAGTCATTGTTTTCCCTTGTGTGTTGTGTGTTGTGTTGTGTGTTGTGTGTTGTGCCTAGTTGGACAGTGAGTCCAATAGTGGCGTTTCTGTTTCTTCCCATGCGTCTACAGCAAACCACGTATAAAAAGTTGATTCGCCTATCAGCATTGCGGCGGACCGGGATGATGCACGGACAATCATTTCTCTGTTATTCCCGCGATTGTCGTTCAACCATACTTTGAACTGTTTCATTCGGTATTTCTCCCACTCACAATATAGACGTTTTCAATTAAGGAAAGCAACAACGATTTCTAACTAAATATAAGAGCGTATCTATATAGGGGAATTGGGCAATGGACTACTTCGCTTTCATTACGCTTTTACTTCGCTATTTCTACGCTACGTTTGGGGTCGTTTTCAACGTGCAAATGTAACAATGCGTCAAATTGCCTACAATCCATACATAGCACAACTAGTTAGATATGTTTCAACTTTATTTTCGGACTCTGGAGGTGCGTTCGATAGACGTTGGACAGGGTAGGGTGCCACTTTTCCCCATCGAACGCGCTACGCGTCTAGAAACGCTAGCAATGGGCATATGCTAAAGTAGCTGTATTTGTGTGTAAGCTGTTGATTGCCGGAGTGTTTCAGAGTATACGTTAAAGGTGCGTAAACACTGGCGATTCGTGATCACAAAATGTAACACTCTGAAAGGTGCATGGATATTGGCGATTTCTCAATTTGACGTGTTACATTTTAGGGTATGACCATTAGGCGATTACTAATTGACGATGTAGCGTGACTATAGATTGGCAATTGAATTGCATACAAAAAACGTTTTCAAACTAGGGTGATCATTCTCAATTAACTTTGCGCTGGACTCTGGACGTTGTTGCGTTATGGGTTCGGACCGAGCGGACGTTCTGGACGTTGTTGGTTGTTGCGCTGGACGTTGTTGGTTGCCTACAAAGTCTAGCCTATGAAGTGAAAGGGAAACGAAGTGGAGCGAAGCGACACGAAGTGTACCTTGAACCCTTTCCAAAGCACATTAGCCGTAGGGTGACCTGTCGTATGGCTGTTACCCTACGGCATTTTCAGTCGAACGCTTTTTTAATCTATGGGTTACAAGTGTATGTATGGCAGGTATGACGATATTCTATATATACAAAGACTCTCCATCTATCTACTATACTACTACTACATATATATATATATTATTGATTACATTGGATTTAACCTTCTTTTTGGCGTATGGTGGAGAATGGATTGTCACCATACCGGGCGGACGGGGCTATTTGGACAAGTTGCTTTAGATTCAATTAACTAAAATGTGCCCCGAAGATGAGAAAGCGAACCAATAACGAAGGAGAAGCGAACGTCTGTTAGGTGATCAGATTATCTCTATTGATTCCATTGGAGTTATGCATGTATACCGGGATTTATTCGGGTTTCCCCTGTCCGAACCCATTTAGATTCAATTAACTATGACCATTCCCCAATGGAATCAACACTTTACGCTATCCCTAATCGAATCAATGGTTTACCTAAGTCCTTTGTTCTCAATGCGAGGCGCAAGTCCTTTGTTTTCATATGCTTACGTATCCCATTGAAAATAGGGGGGTTAGCCGCCGCCGCGCGGAGGCACGTACAAAATCCCCGGTATAACTCCCCTACTCTCAACTACATAAAAAAAAACCTATCCTAGCACCATAAAAAAAAGGTACCATCTGCGCGACCACCCCGAAATCCCCGGAGGATCACAACATGGCTGAAAACGACTGGAACGATGATTGTGAAAACCCTAACCACAATACTCCTACTCCACCCATCGAGAACATTTCAATTGAGGATCACGATTCGTCTTTAGAACACTTACTTGATTTCGAGGGAATCCCTGTAGGCAACCTTAATTTCTTACCGTGGATTGGAACCTACATCCTAGACCCATCCACCAACACCCCTGTTCCCTGCCGGGACATTTTTCGTTGGGCTGAGTGGTACGCCACAACTGATCGAACAGTGTTGAAAACGTTTCTTACTTCACTACTTGGCGAGATTGAAGTCTCAACTGTGTTTCTAGGTATCGACGCTAACCCATTTTCCCCTATTCCTTTCCTTTGGGAAACAATGGTGTTCGGTCCCACCGATTCTAACTACACTGTTGTTTGCCGCTACACGTCTGTTCAAGCTGCCGTTGAAGGGCATGAATTGACGGTTGAAGGGATCAGGACCAATCCGCCTGAAAGGTTCAAATGACTACGGTTTATCAAATACAACTAAAAAACATCACTGCTGCCGTTGTAACGAACGCTGATTTGATCACTGAGGCTGCACCAGTCTTTCACAAATTCATTGGCGCACCCTTTCACAAGTTCAAAGCGTGGGTTATAAGCAAGGGTGGATCAATTTCAAAAATCAGTTCAGGGTAATAGTTCAGGGTTCGGTGTTTCGGACCTTCGGTCCTCAACACACTACCCCTTCACTTCAATTCTTGTAGGCACTAAAAATGACTAAACGTCCAAGCCGCTACCCACCGTGGATCAAATTGCAGATGGAGACTCTTTCTCCCAACGGCTACTTCATCATCCCACCACATGTAACCTCTACTCTCAATCCAACCAACTTTCGCAACATGGTTTCCAACTACAATCGCCGCTACAATACCAATCTCAAATTCCACCGCTCACTCACCGGCTGGTGGGTTTGGTATTGTCCCGATGCCAAGCTTCTGTATCCGGAAGAGAAGTTAGCTCTTGTCGCCCAAGCGCAATCTCTCAACAACCAATTGCTTTCCTACATGGACAACAATCAATTTGATAATGCCGCTTTAGTTCAGACTCAATTAGATAAGGTGAAGATGCTGCTATCATCATCAGTTCAGGGTACGGATAAGGGATGCTCCGCATCCCTTAACGCTTCCCCTTCACGAAACCGCAACACATCCCGCAAGGTCTACCACAGCAAAGGTTCGATCACTCAACCCTTGCAACGTATCCTCTCCCATCTAAAGCTTACCGCTGCTCAATTCGCCCGAATTCATCCCAGAGAGCAGATTAAGTTAAGAATCTCTGCCTCAGTTCAGATTACACATGCAGACAGTTCAAGGTCCGCTTCGCCCCCTTCGGGTGCTTCGCTACCCTTTCACTCCATAGATCAACAGGAGAAAGCGCATGATCCTGAAGTTTCAGAAACCGCTAGCATCTTCTGAAGACAATCCGCCAATACTTGTCTACAACGAAAACAGGACGTTCACCACCACTCTGCCGTTTAATAATCACTATCGGCAATTCTTTGAATTCGTGGATAAGTTCTATGCTAACTGCTCAATCGTTGACGATGAGGTTGTAATCAAGAAAGTAATCGAGGATCAAGGATGGTAACTCCACAAGTTCAGGCTATCAACGTTCGTTGCTTCGCAACTCACGTCTAGCGCCTTCACGAAACAAAATCAAGGATGGTGACAAAATGAACACGGACGTTTTCGGAAACGAAATTAAGGATTCCTCATTCACTCTCAACAACACTACCTGTGAATGTGGATCAACTGAATTTGAACTGCGCAACTATTCAGAGACTTTCCACGATGGTGACATTCATTGCGCCAAGTGTGGCAAGTATATTCGACTGTTTGATGCGGGGTGAAAACAATGCCAGATAAAAAGATGACCACGTTTGTTAATGCCTCTAGCCGTCAATGGTCCGAAGAAGAGTGCCGGGTCATGATCAATGCCGCCCTCTTGAAGTTAATCGATGATGCCGGGGGAATTCTTAGAATCTCTGTTGCTGATCTATTTAAGGCTGCTGAAAAAGGGGCGCTAGCAATGGCTGTGTCTGACGATGACAAAGTGCTGACTCTTTCACGAATCAAAGAGGCATAAAGATGAGAAAGAATGGACCGTCGATGTGGTCAGAAAAAATTCTTAAGAAGAACGAAAAAACGCTGAAACAAGGTGGAAATCAAGCAAAAATGATGGCTGGATTGAAACATGGTCCCGGCAAACGAAAGAAGAAATGAGGGATGTGAACAATGATTTACTTTAACACTAGGGACGGGCAACACATGATCATTTTGGAACCGGAGAACCTTGAAGAGTTGAAAGCCGGGGTCTATGCCAAGAGTCCTAACGGTGTGGTCTTGATATCGTACACACCGGATGCTGAATGGTTAGGCGGACAACTGATTGCTAACGCTGAAAATCTCTCGCCTGAACTGTTGGATTCCTTAATTAAGAAAGCGCAGAAACGACCAGAGAAGCGCAATCGCGCCTATTTCCCGCCAATGCACATAATCAAAGATGGCAAGATGCAGGGTGGTAAAGAATGACCAAATTAAGTCAACCACCAGACCTAAAGCTGCAATTGAAGCTGGCAACCCTTGTTGCAGAATTAATTGAAGAAATCGGCTACGCCAGAACGCTGGACATACTTGAGCGGGAGTGCAAGCTAGTTTCTGTAGGCAAACGAGCGGAGGAACTTTCTAAAAAATTGAACTGAAAACGCTGTACATAACGCTGTTCGGGAGTATAATCAGAGCATGTCAGAAAAGAGGGAAAGGATTGAAACATGGTAACTAACATTCTTTTGGCGTTGTTAGGCGGGGCATTCTTGGCAATGCTCTACCGGCAGTTTGATGGTATCGACAAGAAAATCGACGGTCTTGAAGGGAGAATGAACCGACAGTTCGATGAAATGGCTAAACAAATGAATCAACGTTTTGACACGCTTGAATCAAAAATCGACAGCAAAATAACGCTGGTTAAAGGGTAATCAAAAATGGGTGAACTACTAGGGAACATTCTCGTTTGGATTTTCATTGCCGGGTCAGTCTTGCGCGTAGTCTTTGTAGGCAGAAGGGCGGGGCATTGATGAAAACAGCAGTGGTAACGATTGTATCGGTTGAACTGCAATGTCCTGTTTGCGGTGTGGAGATACCGTCACCGGGCGGGTCGTTGTTTTGGATGGTGACTGAAATTGGTGAGCAGAACGCGAAAATGTGTTTCTGCCGTAGCTGCAATATTCAACTAAAATTCCCGAAGGGATACTAAGCAAAAATGGCAATGCCGAAGTTGCATCAGCATGAAAACGGATACTGGTTTTACGCTTTCGAGTACAAAGGTGTACCGTACCGCAAAAGCACCAGAACCAAAGTGAAGCATGACGCTCAACGAATTTTGGATCAGGTTTACACGTCTTTGTTGTATAAGGATATTGGCGTTAAGGAACTTGAGGTTAGGGCTTTAACAGCAGAAAGCACTATTCAACTTAACGCCATAATTGCTGCTACTAATTCAATTTGTAATGCGATTACCGTAATTCAGAGGAAAGTGAGAGAGTTAATCGATGGCAATGCCTAGGTTGAAACAACACAAAAATGGGTACTGGCACTATGAATTTCAGTTTCAGGGTATCCGATATGCGCAGAGTACCAAAACCAAAGTGAAGTATGTTGCTCAAGAGGTATTAAATAACCTTTACACGTCTCTCATTCGGGGCGGCAATGATATGGTTCCAGCTTCGCGTTCACCGAAGCTATTTAGATTTGCGTTGGAAGAATTTGTTGAATTGAATAAAGCTGGTTGGGGTGGTGACAAGGGCAAGACCTATATCATGCACCGCACATCAATGCCGCATTTAATTGAGTTTTTTGGTGAGATGCTGATTACGGATATTAACGGCAAAGACTTGCGGCGGTACCAGAATCACCGCAAGACGCAAGTCACGCAGTTCGGTAAACCCCCGGCTGATCGCACAATCAACATCGAGTTGACTTCCGTTCGGCAATTGTTTGTTGAGCATAAGCTGTGGAACCGGCTGAAAGAAGGCAGCACCTTTCATATGTTCTCCGAAGAGGAAACAATGGGTAAGCCGTTGTCCAAAAGGGAACTTCTGATGTTGTTTAAGATTGCCGGTGAATCGCGTTCAGAAGCGTTTCAAACCGCTATACAGGTTTCGGTGCTCTCCGGTGTACGCCGGAAGGAATTGCTCAACTTGCAGTGGAAGTCTGTTGATTTTGAAAATCGTCAGTTTCTTGTGCAACGGAAAACCACGAAGACAAGAGCAGGGGAACGTTTCATTCCAATGTTGGATGCGGTAGAAGTATTGCTGGAATGGAAATCGAAGTTTCCCGAAGCGAAGCCTGATCATTACGTGTTTCCATCGCAACGGTACGGTCACGTCAAGGGCGGGGGTTATGGCATTTACAAAACGCTGCCCACTATTCCAACAAAAAGTTTTGGTGTTTGGAAGGGCGCAAAGAAAGCTGCTGGCATTGAATGTCGTTGGCACGATCTTAGACACACGTTTGGCACCATGATTGGCAAACACGCAACGAAGGCTGATATCAAGGCGATGATGGGTCACGTTAACGACAAGATGATGGATGTTTATTTGCACTCATTCAGAGAAGATCGTATTCGCGTAGTTGAGAAAGCGTTTGAAGGCTGGAAAGAAATGTTTAACACTGTTAAGGGACCGATTCAATGAAAAACCTAAGCACGGATGCACCGGACATTGTTGATTGGGTGTACGGTGTCTTGCACGGTGAGCCTACACGTCCCGGTGACTTTCTTAAGCACTTTGCAAACGCTGTTGTACGGGGCTGATGCTATGTCTTACGCTGCTTTACGACCGGTAATCATAATTTTCATGGGCAGGTTTCCTGAATACAAATGCAATTGTAAAAGTTGACTTTGAAAACGCTGTATGGATAGGAGAATGAATGAATTTCCTGAAAAGTATGAAAGAAGCGCAAAAAGGGTACGACGCACAATTCGAAAAACTGCGTATCATGACTGAAAGCGCCAAGATCAGGATTAGCGTAACCAACGGTAATCACATTCGCGTAATGTGGGTGTACTTAGATAAGCTCACACCCGACCAACGCAACAATGTTGAAAACGCGCTTGACTTCATGCTGACCGTAGCTGATGAGGCTACAGATGAGATTACTGTGTCTTTGGTCAAGGAAAACAAAAAGGTATGAGTGGGGAGGAAACAAAACGACATGCCGAATATTCAACTGACCGTTTTAATCGTTGCAATTTTCGGTTCTGAGTGGTTAAGGTTATTGTACTTATCCAATCACATTGATCGTTTGGCCGATGAAATCAAAGCGGTGGGTTTGAAGCTAGATCGCTTAACAAAGGAGAAAGAATGACAACGACTCAAATGTTTACCATCCTTGGGGTGGTTAGTGCTGAAATCGCTGTTGTTATGGGATTCATGATGCACGGTTTTAATTCGCTCAACTCTCGTTTGATTGTGATTGAAGCGGACTTGCGACGGTTCTACCACGATCTAGGGCGGCACGAAGCAGACATTGCAACGCTGAAGCAGAAATGAAAAGCGGAGGAACTAAGCGAAGTGACAAACGCTCAATTGTTCTTTGCAATTGCGGGATTGTTTACAGGACAGACGGCAATTCTGATTCTGTATATCAATGCCAAGATTGATGGCAAGATCGACGGTGTTAACGGTAGACTTGATTCAATTTCCAAACAGGTTGATTTGCTGGTTCAGTACATGATCGATCATGAAGGCAGAATTTCCGTTTTGGAAGAGAGAACAGGCGGACCGGTAAAGGTAAAAAAGCAGTAGCCAATGCGCCATAGAGGGCTGCTGTAGCTCTTGTAGGCATCGGGGGTGTGGAAAACCCCCACCCAACCCGGCAAACGACCCCTAGACGGCTGTTCTAGGGGTTTTTGCCTTAACCTAGACACGAAGGAAACAACGATGGTCAAGAGAGGATTTCAGAATGGCACTATCAGCGACACGGACGTTGCCCGTCTCTACGGGCGAATCGAGCGAGAAATCGAGTCAATCTGCCTTGCAACTGGTACCCCGTTCGGCTTTATCGCCTCGCGGATTGGGGAACTACTTTACCCCTTGGGGTCACGCGGGGCTGAGGGTGAAGTGCCACTTTTGCGGGGCGCTACCACCGACAGGGGTACAGCCGTGGCAGCGTTGGAAATGGTTGAGCATTCACACGACCATGCGTCACCACGAAGCGGCACCGGCAACCATGCGGAGCGTAGGGAGAAAACATATCAGGGAAAAGTAACCGCTGCCGGAAAACGCTTAGGTCGTCCGCCAAAAGTTGAATTGAGTGCAAGCAAGAAATATTGGATGCAATTCACTCCTGAACAGCGTTCGGCAATCATGAAGAAACGGGCAAAGGTTGCAATTAAGAATGGCAAACCAATGCTGAGAACATTGACACCGGGTAGCAAGAAAAAATCAGATGCTTATTTAGCAAAGCAGCGATTTTATGTTGCTCGATCAGTGGCGAGAAAAGCTGGTGTACCGGAATCGAAGTTGCCGCCGCTGCCGCCACCACCACCACGACCGGTACAAGTTCAGTAGCACTCCACCGGGTGTTGCTGAAAGCGGGGTGCTACTCCAGAGGGAATCTGTCTAATTGCCACTGGGAGAGCACCCCGTTTTTCATGTTCAAAGCGTTGCATTCGTGCAACGATATTTGCTTTTCGTACCCTATGGGGGTACCGCTCATGCTCGCTCTATCGAAGATCGTTATATCGAAGATCACTATAACCAAAAACTCCCAAATTTTTTGGGACTTGGATTTGGAAAACTTTGGAGTTGACTTTTTTGGAAGGCTAGAATATATGTGAACGAGTGGTGATCACTAGGTTGTAAGGGTATGAAGGCATGTGGTTTAACCCTGCACTACCGGGTGTTTACACCCCTACTACATGGGTACTACAAAATCACGCGTAGTATGATGGGGCATCAGAGTAACCCAGTAGGTTAAACCGTTGATTAAACGGTAGTTGAGTGTTTTGAAGTTGCAGAGTTCGGGACTTTTTCGGGACTCTGATTCCTCCGTGGTCTACATGTGGTCTAGTGATTCGGGCATCGGGACCGTTTCGATTTTTTTTTTCTTGACCCCAAAGCAAACTACCGCTAAGGTCTGGATTGCGTTTTTCTAGGCGGGGCTTCCGCCAGTGCGAGGTTGAAAACAATGTGTCCTATCGAACAGGAATTGTATAGTGTTCCCGAAGCTGCAATGTTGTTAGGTATGAAAGTGGATTCGCTGTGGAGATGGGTCTACAATCGGGAGATTCCTAGCGTCAAGATCGGTCACTTTCGCAAGATCAGGCGCAAGGACATTGATAGGTTTCTGGATGAACGTACCATCCCCATTCGCCGGATAAACTAACACAAAGTTAGTACAGGCTTGTACAGGCTTGTACAGGCTTGTACAGAGTGGTAACTGGCTATAGTACATCCACAAAGGCGTTGTTCTACTATGACGTCATTATGGCGTCAAACCGTTAGGCAATGGGTTGTTCATGATTTCATGTTTGCAACTGTATGGGTGTCTTGCTTGTGGAAAAGTGGGAGGAAATTAAGCAACTGTTGAATTAACAATGGTTTACAACATTGTGAACTTTTGTAACGATTCAACTTGCTTTCGCTGCATTACGAGCGTACTATTCGTTCTCAATTGAATAATTCCCGCAAGGGGGAAATGGAGGTAAAAATCCTTGTGGGCTGTAATTAACATTTGCTCTAACGTTGCCGTACAAGATGACAACGGCAAATGGGTGGCGACTGCAACTGATGCCGCACATGCTACCACTATTGTTAACGACCACAACTTGCTAGAGAAAACAACGAACCAAACGACGGAAACAACGACCATAGTCAAAAGACCAGAAGTGCATTGGAAATGATGGCAAAATCAGATTTGCGTTGGTGAGACATTCCCCGTTGCTTTAATGCGACGGGGAATGCTCTTTTTGGGGTGAATTCATGAGCGGTCCTACACCGGATGACTTAGCAAAATCGGGTTCGGAACAGGCACACCAGACGGCACTATTTGCATGGGCGGCATTGACAACGTATCAGTACCCGGAGCTAAATTACATGTTCGCCGTTCCGAATGGCGGCACCAGAAATCGCGTTGAAGCTGGATTCATGAAAGCTGCCGGGGTACGGTCTGGTGTGCCGGATGTAATGCTACCGGTTGCCAGATGGGGCAAGCATGGGCTATTTATTGAATTAAAGATTGGCAAAAACAAGCCAACAGCAAATCAACAGGATTGGCTTCAAGCATTGAGGACGATGGGATACGCGGCTGTGGTCTGCTACCACTGGCAGACCGCAAGGGAATACATCGTTCAATATCTTGAGGGTGATCCTGATGAATGTAAAACATGCCATGATGCCAGTCCAGAGCGATATCCCGTTTCTACCTAAAGGGTTGGTGACTGCTTTTTCATGTAGTCGCGGAACAGAAAACGCTTCTACAACGATGGTTGTTCGCAAGTTTAAATCTAGTTGCGGCAACGTTTTAGAGGTTCATGTTACGCAAAAGAATGGTTTCATTCGCTCTATCAAGCCGGTTTATTCTTGTCAACCGAATTGTCAACAATGTGAAGACAGGATTGCGAAGATTAGAGAACTTTTACTTGCTGAACACAAAAAATATTAGTATCGTTGTTCCTTGCAGGACTAGAATTCCTACAGGGGAGAGTGCAAAAGATGGCAAAGTTGAACAAGAATCAGAAAGCGTTGTTGGCGAGAATCAAAGAAGCATCGGAAGCGCAAGAGGAACCCCGGTACCTGATGTTGGAAGAATCCGATGCTGATTTGATTGCACTGAAGGAAAATGACCCAGATCATATCGAGTTTGCCGAAGAACTACGGCAAGGTACGATGATCGCTGTTCATTTCAACGACAACCCGGCACCAAAACCCAATGGAGCGGCAGCGATGCTTGAGAGAGAAACAATTCTTGCAAATCATCCGTTGTTTAACGATTTCCCGATGCAAACTAAGCGGGGAGTCAAGGGCGAACAGTACCCATTCAAATTCATGGAAGTTGGGCAAAGTTTCGTGATTCCCGCTTCCAAAGAGAAGGCTGAACCGTGGGTGTCGTTTGGTAGCACCGTTACCAGTGCAACTCGCCGGTACAAGGACGAAGGCAAGGTGTTTCGTCTTCGCCGGGTTACTGCTGGCGACACGTACCCCAACGGTGCGGTGGAAACAACCACTGGTGCGCGAGTCTATCGTGTTCAGTAGTAGAGTAAACGGCAACTGGGAAACCCCTTTGGTGTGAAATTTTGCCAAAGGGGTATTTTTTGCCCGGTCTGCCGGTGATTTGACAGACCGGGGTTGATGTGGTCTATAGTGCTTGCCATAGCTTGACTACAGCTACGGCAAGGTTCACAATAGATCGCAGGATGCTTAGGAGAACGGCCATTCTCCGAAGCATCACCGGGGTTTCCGGTGGCCTATCCATCGGGGTACCTCCAGTTATGAAAGCCTCCGTCCACCGGGGGCTTTCGTATTTAGCGGCACATCTGCCGCCGCTGCAATTATTGCAGTTCGCTCAAACAAATTCCCTTTGAAATTGAATTAAGGTACCCTATCCGGCATGGCGGACGTGTCCCTACACGATTACAAAATGATGTTTGCAAAACTGTTGCAACGCATCGACAAACCGCTACGTTTGCAATACGCGCATCAGATCGCCAAGCAAGTTGTTGGAAGAGAAAACGCACTTAAATACAGTCAGTACGTACTACAAATCGGGGATGAATGGCCGCATGATCCTGAAGTCATCGAAGAGGTTGACAGGTTAGACGCTATCCCCAAAACACGCGAACGTTTGTTGCTGGAAACGTGGTCAGATGCTACCAATCCGAACATTGAACCAAAGGACCGGATACAAGCCAAGCGTCTGTACGCCGAACTGATGCGGTGGACGAAGGGCGATGAACCATCGTCACCAAACAAGAACCTAGACACTTTTCAACAAATGGTTGATGCGTTGAAGCATCCTGTTGAGACTTGAACTTCAAACCGTTTTCAAAGAAGTCAACAGACTTCATATTGCGTAACCCGGCAGAGGATGCATTCATAAACATCCTTGAGGGACCGATACGTTCAAGCAAGACATGGACGATGATTCCAAAGATAGCCGGGGAGTTGAATCGTTATCCGGTAGCAGGAGAGCGCATCTTTTTTGGCGTTACAAAAGAGACGATTTGGAATAATGTGCTGAACGATTTGTGTGAGTTTGTTGGAGCAGGACATTACAGCTACAACAGACAAACTGGTGCTTTCTTTCTTGATGGTGTTAAGTGGCGTGTCGTTGGCGCGAAGGATGAAGGATCAGAGAAATTCATTCGGGGTGCGACGGTGGGGTTAGCTTACGGTGACGAGTTGGTACTAACCCCACAGTCGTTTTTTACTATGATGTTGGGGCGCATGTCACCAGAGGGCGCTAGGCTGTACGGTACGACCAACCCGGATAATCCCTTCCACTGGTTATATGTCGATTACATAACGGATGTGGACAAGCTTCAATCTGGATTGGTGAGGGTTATTAAATTCAACATTCATGACAACACAAGTCTTAGTGCAGATACGATCAAGCGTTATGAATCGATGTACCGGGGCGTGTTTCACAAGCGCATGATTCTTGGCGAATGGGTTGTTGCTGAAGGCGCGATATACCGCGATTCCTATTCACCAGAATTAAATGATTATGATGATGCTTCGCGTCCTATCAGTCTTGGCAATAGCGGTGGTTTTGTAGAGCAGTGCATTCCGCTTGATTACGGCACAACAAATCCAATGGTGTTTCTCCATATCATTGACGACGGTCAAATCTATTGGGTAGATCGAGAGTATTACTGGGACTCGAAAGTTGAAGCGGCACAAAAGACTGATGGACAATACGCTTCGGACTTGATAGAGTTCCGCGACAAGGTAGCTCCGCAGGGGGCAATGGTTGTCGTTGATCCATCGGCGGCATCATTCAAGGCGGAAATGGCGTTGCGCGGCATCTGGCACACGGATGCTGATAACAACGTTGAAGATGGTATCCGTAAGACAAGTAGTCTGCTGGCACAGCGCAAAATCAAAATACATAGACGCTGCCGGATGCTTAGGTTGGAATTGCAGACTTACGCGTGGGACACTAAGCAGGAGAAAAAGGGCGAAGACGTTCCTTTGAAAGTCCACGATCACGCGCCCGATGCTCTTAGATACTTCGTCAACACGAAGGTTCCAAATTGGCGCATAACACTGCCAATGGAAAGTAATTAAATGCCGAAGGGTCCACGGTACCGCACCTTTGCCGACAATGCGCTACGCAAGCCGGTGGTGTCCATTGATGAGGGTAAGGACTCTGTAGGCAAAGATGCATTTACGAACCCTGCCGCACGGATGGGATACGAAACACCGTCTGTTGCCGAAGCTACAGAGTATACATTAGTCCGGTGGTCACTCAACTATTGGTTGATGGTGACGTTGTTTCGCAATCACTGGATAGCGCGTAAAGGGGTGGAGATACCCGCTGCTGATGCTTGTAAGGCATGGCCGCGCCTGAAGTGTAGCTTGACCCCGCAAGAGATTCGTAACTTTGAGAACACCCTGAACAAAACCTTAACTAAAATCAAAATCAAGAGAGCGGTAACATGGGCGCGGCTGTACGGTGGTGCCGGTGCTCTGATCGTGATTGATGGGCATGAAAACCGTTTGGATGAACCGCTTGAACTTGATGATGTGAACCCCGGCACTTACAAAGGCTTAATCATCTTTGACCGCTGGAGTGGTATCACGCCGCGTGATCAGATTGCAAAAGATATCAACGACCCGTTGACGTTTGGATTGCCAGAGTATTACACCGTGTTTGGCAACGGGTATGAGGCACTGTTTGATGTTCATGCTAGTCGTATTCTTCGTTTCTGTGGTCCCGAAGTGCCTACACCGGAATACGAAGCTAGTTCGTATTGGGGCATTTCTGTTCTGGAATTGGCTTTTGAAGAGTTGCGGAAAAGAGACAACGCAAGTTGGAGCATTCTTCAATTGATGTTCAGAGCGCAGATACTTACTCAAGTCAACCCGGAGTTAGCGCAGATCGTAAGCGGGTTGGGCGCGAGTCAACAGGCAGCGCAAAAATACTATCAAATCATGGAAGCGCAGAATCAGTTGTTGAATATCAATTCGATGCTGATTCTTCCGAAGGATGGGAAACTTGAAACCCACCAATACGCCTTTGGGGGTATATCCGAAGTTCTTGACAGGTTTGAAGTGTCTGTCTCTGGTAGCTTTGGAATTCCTTATTCAAAGATGTTTGGACGCAATGTGTCTGCTTTGGGGCAGACGAACGAAGCTGATGAACGTAACTACGAGGAAACAATTGCACAGTACCAAAACGATCAGATGAAACCGCAGTTGGATGTGCTCTATCCGCTTATTTGCATGTCTGAATTCGGCAAGGTGCCGGATGATCTTGATTACGTCTTTCCAAGCATTCGCGTTTTGGGCGAGAAAGAGAAAGCTGAACTTGCGGAAACAGGGACGGAAGCGATTGTCAAACCGTTCACTGCCGGGTTGGTGTCGCAACGAACAGCAGTCATGGAATTGAAGGCACTGTCTGACAAGACGGAAATTTACACCAACATCAGTGAGGATGATGTTGATGCTGCTAATCCTGAAATCGGTATCCCGCTTGAGGTTGAAACGATGGCTGCACGTTCCGGTAAGGTTCTTGATCCTGATACCGGTGAATGGCAGGATTTGGAAATAGGCGAGGGAGTCGAAGGAAAAGCTGAAGGAATTAAAGACCCCGGAGCTAGGGAACGTGGAAACGGATGACAATGATGAGTCAAACAGTAGTTGTAAATAGCGGATTAAAACCGGGATTGGATAGGTGTAGGTTTTGCGATGGCTTGCATTTCGGCAGCGGATTGGCGTGTCCGTACATCTGTGACAAATGCTTCAAAGATATTAGACAAGAATCAGATGACCATTGTGAATGTGGTAAGGCATCTTGACACCCTTTGAACGTCCATTGCGCTTGGAAGTGGCGTATGAGAACGCCATCACCAGATTGCTTCAACATTTTTTTAAGATACCAACCTTTGAAACGTGGAACGAAGCACAGCAGTTGGTGCATGAATACGCTACGACAGTCAAATACTTGTTTGGGTTCGCTCAGAAGCTAGCTTCAAACATGATTACCCATGTAGGTATTCAGAACGCTAATTCATGGCGGGAAGCTGCCCACACTGCCGGTAGAGGGAGTTTGATTTACAACTTGCTCCGCACGGAAATGAATCAACCGAAGATGCGGGACAGGTTGTATTTCTTAATTCAATCGAACGCGCAGTTCATTTCGACTATCCCGCAAGAGGTTGCCGCACGAACTGTACATCATGTGCAACAGGAACAGATGGCGGGGCGAAGGTCGGAAGATATCTTGCACGATCTTGCGCCGTACATGCGCGAGTTGAAAAAGTGGCAGATTCGCCGGATAGCGAGAACAGAAGTTGCAAAAGCTGACACTGCAATCACGCGTACCAGAGCAGAGGAATTAAATCTTAATTGGTACAAGTGGTCAACATCACACGATGCGCGAGTCAGAAAGTCGCATCGTCATATGAGCGAAGTATTGGTGAATTGGAATGATGCGCCCTCTCCAGAACTATTGGTCCATGAGAAGAACGCAGGTAGCTATCACGCCGGAAATATCTATAACTGCCGGTGTATCGCTCTGCCTGTGGTTGCTGTTGATGATGTCGATTGGCCTAGTAAAGTCTTTACGAACGGTAGGATTCTTCGGCTTTCAAAGACGCAATTCATGAGGTTGTGAAAATGGCGGCACCTATTCTGAAGTTTTTCGAGTATTCGCACCTATCGACTGAGTTGCAACCGGTGAGCAGACTCATGCATGACTTGGCGCATCGGTTTGATGCAAACATTCCTGATGGTCCCGAAAAGTCTGCTGGTTTGCGGAAGCTGCTAGAAGCAAAGGATTGTTTCGTTCGCGCAAGTCTTGTAGGCAAGGTGGAGGATAGTTAAAATGCCAATTGCATATTACGGTGTGAGCCTATCCCCGAATTGGGTTGAAACGCCTGAAGAGTACGTGATCTTTAAGAATGCGGTGATCGGGCGCACCGGGTTCCAAGCTTACAAGGGGCGGGAACTGGACCCGGATGAACTGAAGGCTCAAGACATTGTTGTTGATGACGAAGATGATGTTAATTTGTACCGTGATCCTGATGAAGTCTTCTCTCCGAAGACGATTGCAAGCTTTGAAGGTAAGTCCGTCACGGACGGGCATCCAAGTGAATTACTGAATGTCGATACCGTCAAGAACCATGAACAGGGACAGGTATTGAATGTTCGCCGGGGTACGGAACCGCTTGAATCGGGTGACTTACCGCTGCTTGCTGACTTAATCGTGAAGTCAAAACCTTTGATCGACAAAATAAAAGCTGGACTCCGCGAATTAAGTTGTGGCTACAATTATCACGTCCTCAAAGATGGGGAATTGATTAGACAAGTCGATATCATCGGCAATCATGTAGCGATAGTAGAAAGCGGTAGAGCGGGGCACGAAGCAGCAATTGGAGATTCAAAGGAACCAGCACTTACAGAAAGGGTCACAATGAGCGTTCTCGCCGTCTTCGATAGAATGATTACCCGCAGTCGCAAAGCACAAATTGCAGCATGGGCAAAGGACGCCAAGCCTGATGAGGTTGCGGAAATGTTGGACACTATGTCAACTGAGTTGGAGAAGAAAACTCCAACGATGGTTGATGAAGTGAAGGCAGCGGCGAAGGACGAAGAGAAACCACCGGAGAAGAAAGAGGAACCGGAAAGCAAAGATGCCTCCGATGCTCGCAAGCGTTTCCACGATGCATTAGACCGGATGTTAGATGGTGCAGAAGAGGCGGCAGCATCGAAGGATGCCGACGCTGAAGAGTTGAGTAACTTAGTTAAAAAGTGGGGCAAGTCCGGTTCCGATGCTGAAGATGAAGAGGAAGAGAAAAAAGAGGGCGAGGGCGAAGACGAAGGCAACGACGAAGGCAGCGATACTGCCGGTGCTTTGACCATCGAACCTTCTGATCGTCCCGAAAAACCCGGTGCCGGTGTTGATGCAGCAGATGCGCGTGAGATTCGCAAGCAAGCGGTGCGGAATTTTGTCAGGCTTTTGAAGCCTATTATCGCTGATTCTCGCGACAAGAAACTCATTGCTGTATTCGACACTGCTAGCAAGATGGCACTTGGCAAATCAACCGGCAAAACCAGCGGTGGGTACGGCAGCGTTGCCGTTGCTGCAAATAAGCGCAGTCGGGCAGCGCAGGATTCGTTAGAAGCGTCTGAAGTGAACAAACAGAATTTGAAGCGCATTGCCGACGCTGAGAAGCAGTACAAGGACCGTTTCAACAAACGTGCCAAGGTTGACACGGAACTGTAATTGACATTCGGGTTACGGGGGTTCGTCCCTCTCAATTTAGAAGTGAAAGGATTCCCTGATGGCGTCTCCTATTACAAGCTTCGGTGGTGTGATTCCTGTAACCAGTCTCAATCTTGGCTATCCCGGTAATGCTTCGCGTCTAGGTGAGCGGGTTATTGCTGCACGACAAGTGTTACCAGCAACACCAAACCCGATTAAGTTCGGTGATCCGGTTGTGATTGTTGCCGATTCATTGGGTGGAACATATCAATCTGTTGCTGACTTCATTGCAACTCCCGGTACTTTTACGGCTGTTCGATTCGCCGGGGTTGCAGTACGGAACGTGAAAACCATGTTGCAGTTTGTTGCATGGGGCAATGTTCAGTCGGCACAGTTCGGAAATTTTACGCCGGGAGCAATGGCTGAAGTTTTGGAACGTGGTTCGATCACAGTGAAAATCAACAATGGTCAACCGGTATCTCAAAACCCGGTGTACATCAGGACCGTTTTTAACGGGGCGATTCCTGCCGGTGTAGTGGGTGGGTTTGAAGCGGTTGCTGATGGTACTAACTCCGTTGTTATTCCAAATGTCGTGTTTCGTACCGGTGTTCTTGATTCAAACGGTGTCGCGGAAGTCACGTTAATGCAGCGTGTAGCCGCGTAACTTGCAAGCAACCATCGAAAGCTACATTACTCTTTGAAAGGTGGATCATTAAGGCTATGTTCAAAAAGAGTGGCACCAACGGACCATATGCTTTCGATGCCGCAACATCTTCATCTTTGGCGTTTTTAAGTGCTCAACTTGAACTTGTTACGCCAACGCTTGTCAAACCGTTGTCAAGCATGACGCATCCCCGCGATATCTCAGTTAAATTTGGCGGGGGTATGCCTGATTACTTGACTGCCTATGCATCTGACTATGCGTCCACCGGCACGAATCAGTACGGGTTACAAGGTACCAACAATACAGACGTGCCAATGATCCAAGTGAACGTGGTCAAGGGTGTTTGGCATACGTGGCTGTGGCAAGTTGGATTCCTGATTACAGTCATTGATTTGAAGAAACTCGAAACAGCGGCACGAAGCGGTCAACCCGCTCCATTTAGCTTGCAGACTCTACTTGAGGACGGTGTGACGCTGGTTTGGAATAAAGCAATGGAAGTGGTCACATACAACGGTTGGATGGGTGATCCGGGGTTGTTGAACAATCCAGTTGTGACTAACTCTCTTGCGCCGATGAATGCTGCCGCCACTTCGCGCAATTGGTCCCGTAAGGCACCATCTGAAATTCAATCTGATGTGAATTTCGCTTTGACTCAAGCAGTCGGACAAGCCGTGTACGCTGCTGATGCTTTCCCCGATACATGCTTGATTGATTATGGCGCGTTCAATAGTCTCTTCTCTCCAATGGTGTTGGGCGGGGTTGGCGGATTTGAGAGTGTTGGGCGCTACATCGAAGCGAACAACATTGCCAGAGCGAACGGTGTTGACTTCAAGTTCAAGCCGGTTGCTAATCCGTGGATCAGCACCATCGGCACTGGTGGTGTGGGCAGAGCATGTTTCTATCGCAATGATGAGAACAACGTCTTGCTTCATGCTCCGCAACCACCGCAAAAGGTATTTACCGTTCCAAGCGTGAAAGATGGCGGTTCCTACGAAACGTTGTTCAATGGCTGCATCGGACAACCGCAATTCAAAAGGAATCAGTCTTTCTACTACCTTGACGGTATCTCGTAGTTCCATCGTCCAATCACTTGTCGTACTTTATGAGGGACCAATTAAAAAACGGTCCCTCAAAATGTTAGGAGTTCTTTATGTGGATCATCGCTCACAGACGTTTTCTGTTTATCAATCCGGTCACTCAGGAACAATTTGCTGTAGCGGCAACAGCGCATCAGGAAGAGGTACCAGACTGGATTAAAGATGACGGGTTGTTCGATTTGGCGCGGAAAGAGGAATCGATTGTGGTGACGGAAGCACCACCCGTCAAGGAAGAGGGCGAAACACCCGTTGATCCAAGAGTGAGACACGTCAAGTCGGGTACAGGTCTACCAGCGGCAGCACCGGCAGCATGGAAAAAATAGATGGCGTATCCCGATTACGAGCAGAGTCTACAAAACCTCTGGGGGTGGGATGACGAAACTGACTTTGCGTTCTGGTGGCCCTATTTAAGTTCCGCGTCCAACATTCTCATTGGTACCAATCCCCCCTACTCCGCAACCGATTTCTTCGCATGGTTCCCGCAGTTCGGGGGAACCCCCGCTGTGCCCCTAGGAACGCTCACCAGCGGTTCCGCCAGTGTCACATCCGTTTCGAGCATGACGGGGCTTGCAGCGGGTCAAGCTGTGGCCGGAACGGGCATTCCTAGCGGAACGACCATTGCCAGTGTGAACGTTGCCGGGACAAGTTTGGTTTTATCCAATCCGGCTACCTACACCGGGGTTGCTCCGCTCACCGTCTACGTTGCTCCGCTGGTGCCGTTGCCGGTCCTGAATTCTTATATCTATCTTGCTACGAATTCAATCTTGCAGGTTCGGTATTGCGAGATGTGGTCCTTTGTCATGGCGCTCTACATCGCGCATTACCTAACGCTGTACTTGCGGTTGGTAGCTGGTGGTGTGGGGTCCACACCGGGGCAGGTAGCGGCGGCAGGGTTGGCAATGGGGATTCAGATTGCCAAATCAGTCGGGGATGTATCGGTAGGTTCACAACCACTCAAGAGTTTCGAGGATTGGGGCAGCTACGCTCTAACGTCTTACGGACAACAGTTAATTACGTTTGGCAAAGCGGTTGGATCAGGCGGGGTGCTCTGCATATGAATCCAACGCTGTCAGTTTCAAGTACCGGTGATCTTTCGTTCATGCGGGAAGCGGTCAAAGGACTCGCTGAAGGCAAGGTGTATGTCGGGGTTCCTGAAAAGGAAACGAACCGTCCGCCAACAAAGTATGCACCGGTCACAAACGCCGGTTTAATGTACATCCACACCAACGGTAGTGTGAAGTGGAATTTTCCGCCGCGCCCGGTGATTGAACCGTCCATAGAAGCACATCAGGAAAAGATACAGCAGTACTTGAACAGTGCGGCATCGTTGGCACTGGACGGCAAAACGGTTGCTGCTAATTCTCAATTAAGATTGTGCGGACAGTATGCGGCGAATCGGGCAAAAGAATGGTTCTTTGACCGGCGAAACGGTTGGGCGCAAGACGCGCCTTCGACTATTGCTAGGAAAATCGCCAAGCTGCAAAAGTTCCGCAAGAACAAGAAAGGTGTAAGGGTTAGTGCAGGACCGGCAGCGAACAGAGAATTCATAGCCGCTCAAGCTGTGTTGCAAAGCGTGAATAAGTTTCGTCCTAAGTACGGTCTGACACCGCTAGACACAATTAATACTCCGCTTATCGATACCGGTGAGTTGCGCCGGTCGATTACTTACGTGATCGAGGAAATTCAGCCTATTAAAACGCCTCAGCAACCACCTATCACAACAGTTGGCGTGCCTATTCCACCAGCTACTAGTGGTGGAATGTTTGGTGGCGTTAATGTTGTGCCGAAGGTGCCGTAGTGCCATTCTCAATTGCAGAAATCGTTGATGATCCTGATTTCGCCCAATCGTTCACGATCACGCGAAGTCAAGGCGGGAATTGGGTATTGGGTGCATGGGTTGATTCAATTGTGACTGTAGGCATGTGGGGTTCACTTCAACCACCTACACCAGAAGAATTGGATCAGGTTCCCGAAGGTGACAGAGTAACGGCTATCATTGCTATTCACTGCACACAACAGATTTACGAAACGAACGTTGATCACAGTCACGGCATCAGTGACATAGTGTTGTGGCACGGCGAAAAGTACCGGGTGATAAAAGTGTTTCCGTGGAATGACTACGGCTATTGGAAAGCGTTGGCTTGCCGGATGAGTGGACAATGAGCAGTGTCACGTTTCCAAACGGCGATATTTACACCAGTTCGGCATTATCGCCGGGTCAGATGGATACTACGTTTCAGGCACTAACAACGTTGATGCTTGGACTTGCTAGCACTGATCCACTAGCGAATACCAAAGTAAGATTGTCGTGGCAAACAAGCGGAGCACCAGCGTACACGATTGATGACGATGTGTTGTTCATTCGTTGCCGGGAAGAAAGCACACCTTACAGTGAAGTGCGCGATGAAGTACGAACTGACAACGGTGACGGTAGTCACAACCGAACTAGAACTTACTCGCGCATGTGGAACGTGTTCTTTCGCGCAAGGGGTCCGAATTCCTTTGACACGATTCGACTGATTAAGTCAATGTTATTGGAAGATTGGACGCATGATAGCTTGGCACAGTCTAAGTTGTACATGATTACAGTTATGGGAACACCGGTAAGAGCGCCGGAACTGTATGAGGGTCGTTGGTGGGAACAAGTCGATTTCAATGCTGACTTTTTAGAGCAAATTGATGAAACGCTCACCGCAGGAAACGTAGCCTCTGTTGAAGTCATCGGGCAGACGGATACAGGCGAATCATTCGACGTAAAAGTGACCGGGAGTTAAGACTATGACTCTTGCTTTAGATAGCATCGTACAGGTAACAGTTCAAGTCTCACCGGCAGCGGTTCAAGGACCGCAATTCAATCAAGCTTTGATTGTTGGCAGCAGTAGTGTTATCCCAACTACTGAACGTTGCCGTTTGTATTCCGGTGGTTTGTCGGCATTGGCGCAGATGGTCACGGACGGTTTCTTAATTAGTTCTCCTGATTATCTGGCAGCGCAAGCTTATTTTAGTCAGATACCGACTCCGTACTATTTGTGGATGGGAGTCAAAGCGGCAACCGGTGAAACACTTTTGCAAGCTGTACAGGCATGTCGTGTTGCTTCACCGGCATGGTATGCAGTTACCGTACCCGCTGCCGCAGATTCCGACAATCAGGCGATAGCATCATGGGCGCAAACTGCATCCCCGCGAACCTATCTTTTCTTTCAGACTGCTACTCCAGCGGTATTAACCGGAACCGGCGATATTTTCAGTGCGCTAAAAGCATTGACTCTTAATCGGTATATTGGTGTTTACACCACAACGCAAACTGGTGCCGCACCTAGTAACGCGTATCTCTCTGCCGCTTTGATGGGTGTTGCGATGGGACGCAACACCGGGCTTGCCGGAAGTTATTTCATTCTTCCGTTCAAGAACCTTATTGGCATGACTGTTGAACCGGTTACTGCATCCCAGTTCAGCATTATTTCTGGCAACAATGGCAACGTGTACGCGAGTTACGCCAATACCTACAACAGTCTTTCGCCGGGTAAGACAGGGACCGGTGAATACTTCGATCAGATTTTGGGCATAGACATGCTCTGCTCTGATTTGCAGTACGGCTTGACTAACATTCTCTATCAGTTTCCAGCGGTACCACAAACCGATGAAGGGCAGTCGATTTTGCTTCATGGCGCGAACGTTGCTTGCAGTCAGTCCGTGAATCGTGGTTGGTTGTCTTCGGGCGTTTGGAGCGGTCAAACCATTCTTAAATTAGCAGCGGGAATGGTGGTGCCGGGTTATTTGAATCAATCGCCAACCTATGCATCAGTTGCTAAACCTGCAAACCGGGCAGCGGTACCAATCTATTGTGCCGTGATTCTGACGGCAGGAGTTCAATCTGTTTTGATTGGCGTCTACGTTCAGGAGTAAAACATGGCAACTTCGCTTGCGAATTTGAATCCTATTAGTCAGTTTTCCGGTGTTTTCAAAGGTGTTGCCACAACTTACAGCTTCAAGGATTTGACCGGTGCCATGACTTCACCGCTTGCCGGTGTCATGGTATTTGCCGGAACGATTGGTGAAGGCAAGGTCACGGTCGAATACATCACTGAACACGGTGCGTCTGAAACGGCTGCTGACGGCACTGTGTTGCCTGTTTTTGTTGCTGGCAGATCAGGACGCCTCACGATTGAGTGTTTGCAAACCAGCATTTTGCATAAATTCCTTGTGTTCTGGCATAACTTGCATGAGCAAAAGTGCAATGCCGCTGATATTAGTCAGTGGGCATCATCTGCCCTTCTGTTACGCAATACGCTGGACGGCACGTCTCACGAAGCATTGGGCGTCTTTCCTACAAAGATTCCCGATAAGGCATATGCAGCGCAACCAACGATGATCACATGGACGCTGCTAGCTTGTCATTTGAAAACCCTGTAAACAATTGAAGGTGATTGCATGGACGGTGATACGAGGGACATTGTTGTCGGTGGTAGCCGATATCAAATCAAACGAATGGATGCGGCGGTTGGATCATGGCTGTTGTTTAAGTTAATTGATTCTCTCCGCAAGTTGTTTTCGCAAAACTCAACCGAACCGGATGTGAAGGTTGAAGAGGAAAGTGATTTAACAAAGAGGGAAGGTGCTACACGCGCCTTGATTCAAGGGATGCTAATGACTCTTGACCGGGACTTGTTTGAACAAGTGCAGCGCGAAGCACTCAAGGTCGTTGGACAGTATGCGATGGTCGGAGAGAAAGAGGTTGTTTTGCCGGTTATGATGCCCAATGGCAACTTTGCAACTCCTGCATTGAAAAGTGACATTGTGACCGTTGTCATGCTTACATCACATTCGTTGTACTTCAATCTCTCCCCTTTTTTCTTAACCGGAGGATTCGACAACATTCTGACACTGGAAGCTGCGAATTAATTCCGTTTCCAAGCATCGATGTTTTTCTCTATCGTCCGGTGATTGAAGGGATGTGGAAACAGAAAGAGGCAACGGACGGTACGTACAACTTCCATGATTTGCTGGTTGCACATGAGATATTGGATGTTACACAAGTCAATAAGAATGTGGTTAGCGAATGGCTAAAGAAACGGCGGGAGTAGCGTTATGGCCGATACCAAGTCCCTCAAGAGCTACCTCATATCTTTAGGCTTCGCAGTAAACAACTCCCAACTCCAGCAATTCAATAACGCAATGAAATCTGCCTCAACATCAGTTGAGGACCACACAAACAAGTGGATAGGTAAGTTCGCTAAAGCCTATGCCGCTGGTGTAGGTGTGTTTGCTGCTATTGGTACAGCAGCGATTACGGCAGCGGACAAAGTAGCGATGGCTGATCAGAAGTACCGTCTTTGGGGCGAACACATGTTCATGGACGTACAACATGCCCGTGAACTGAAACTTATGACGGAAACTCTAGGCGCAACTCTTGGCGAGATTATGCATGATCCTGAATTACGTGATCGTGGCAGAGAGTTGCTTGGCAGCTTTGGTATCATGGAGAAGCAACTAAAAACAATTGGCTTTGAGCGCACGATGGTGCAAATAAGAGACGTGCGTCTTGAGATTCAGAGATTAGGACTAGAGGGTCAATATTTTCTGATGAATGTTGTTGCCAAAGTGTTCAAGGCGCTAGGTGGGCAGAACCTTGCAGCTAAATTAAAAACGTTCAACGATTACATAGTCGCTCACATTCCGTTGTGGTCGGACATGTTCACAACCTACATTACACCAATTCTAAAAGACACTGAAGCTGTGTTAGGCAGCGTTTGGGATATCTTCAAAGGTCTAGCTCTGGATTTCACAAACTTAATTGGATTGCTTTCCGGTAACAATGCTTTGGAGAGTACGACACTTGATTTTCATAAGTTTGCCGAAGCCGTCAAGCAGGTTGTTCATTGGTTGGCGTTATTGCTTGAAACTATTGATTGGGTGATCCAGAAGATCGTCTCACATCCAAGGATTTTTGGTGCTCTCGCCGGTGGTGTAGCTGGTGGCGCGGGTGGCGGGGCGCTAGGTACGGCCATAGGTGGCGCGATTGGTGGCGTACCCGGTGCGGCTGTTGGTGGTGCTATAGGCACAACGATTGGTGTGGTGGGTGGCGCGGGTTTGGGTGTCGGGGTTGGTTCGATGGTGGAGAACGCGTCCAAGGGTGGTCCTACGGGCGCGGATGCCTTAAAAGAATTGGCGACGAAGCCTAGATTCACGTTTCAAAATCCGTTCAGAGGAACGCCAACTAAACCTACAGCAACCGGGGCTGTTGACAAGCATCAAATGGCGTTGCTAGCGGCTGATGCAGGGAAGAGATTGGGTATCCCTGCCGAGTGGGTTTATGGGCAATGGGCGCACGAAACGAACGATTTTACCTACGGTCCAGCGATTGCGCGGCAGAACTTCGGTGGTTTGAAAACGCCTGATCTAAAGAGCTATCGCGTGTTTCCAAACGCTCAAGCCTACGAGGATTATTGGGTTAAGTACATTGCTCGAAAGTTTCCGGCAGCGGTTGGAGCAAAGAGTCTTCACGAATACCTTACCGATTTGAAACAGGGTTCCGGTGGACAGTATTTTGAAGACAACTTAGCTAAGTACGAAGCCGACACGATGAGACGTTCTGCCGGGTATAGCAAAGCTGCTGGTGTAGGCAGCGGTCCGACAATTAATATCGCGCAAGTGAATGTTATGCAACCGAGTGCAGATTTGCAGACCGTTCTAAAGAAAATTAAAGATGCAACCGCTCAAGATGATGCGATGAAGTTGCACATGAATCTTGCTGAAATGCGGGGGTGGTAATGGGCGGATTCATAACTAATCTTCCAACGGTGTTTGGTGCAAATCTTCCAAATCCTCTTGATTTGGTTCAGAAGTACTATCCTCCGAATTGGACTGATCAGAAGGCGTTGTATGCCATAACGTATCAAGGTGGTGCACAGTCGCAAGATCGTCCCAGTATCATCGATGGACCGGGATACAACAATCAGACTGACACTTACATGTTTGTGTTTGATGGCATTAGGAGAGCACATCACCGGCAGACCGCGACACCTACAACGCATCCTGTTCAAGCTGGATACAACATCACTGATCATGTGATCTTGCAGCCGTCAACGCTTCAACTTGAAGTGCTGATGACGGATGCACTGGCAATGTATGCGATGGCTGGATTCAAAAAGATGTGGTCCGATGATCGATCAAAAAGTGTTGCGGCTTATCAGCGCATGAAAATACTCATGGCAAAACGAATTGTCATGACCGTAAACACTCGCTTGAATGTCTACAACAACATGATTTTGGTTGATATCGCATCGGAGGATTCAGCGAGAACGTATTTCGGTGGTTTGTTTATGACGTTGCAGTTTCAGGAAATCTTTGTAGCTGATGTTGCGACAACTACCAATGCAGTTAGATTGCAGTCATACGGTGAAACTCAATTAGGAGATGTGCAAACTCAGACACCAGATCAAACAACTATCGATCAACACAAGATAGACCCGATTCAAGCTATTACAGGTATTCCCGCTGCCGGATTGTGGGATTCAGTACGCATAGGCATTGAGGATGGTTTATCGGGTGTGTTTCCAACCTTACCGCTTCCGTTTAAGAAAAAGTCATGGATCAGATCGTACCGCTAACTACAGCACCGAATCAGACGTTCCCGGTGAACTTGGCTATCAACGGGGCGCAATTAACCTTGTATCTGTCTCTTTCGTTCAATGAGATGGCCGGATATTGGGTAATGCTGATTGCTGATCAGAACCGCAATGTTCTTCTAACTGATATTCCGCTGTTGACCGGTGCTTATCCGGCAGCGAACATTCTTAATCAATACGGGTACATGGAAATTGGAGATGCCTATGTGCTCAATGTTGGAAGCGTTGTCGATGCTGACTACCCAAATGCATTTGAGTTAGGAACACAATTCATATTGCTGTGGGGTGATAATGTCTAGCACACCGCAAACTGTGCAATCGCTCTCGCAAACTAAACGCTTCGGGCGCACGTGGAGAGTTGAAATCAACACGGCTGTGAAGCAACCGAACGCTGAAGTTGTTCAAGAACAAGTAATCACATTTGGTTCTGAAGGCGTGAACGCGTGGCAACCGGAGCAATTGCACGTTCAGTTTGAAGTTAATACAGTGGCGATAACTTCTTTGTGGTTTGCTAATATCGTCATTTACAATCTAAATCGTCCAACACTGCAAAAGATGATTAAGTACGGTATGACCGTCAAGCTATTCGCCGGGTATCAATCCGATCAACAGCCGGGGCAAATTTACGAAGGAACGATCTTTCAGCCGATATGGGAAAGAGAAGGTGGAATCAATCTAAAATTGACGTTGCGGTGTCTAACCGGGCATCTGGTGGCCGGTGATTTTAACTATGCGTGGACAACTGTTTCAGGCTATAACTCAATTCGGAACATTGTTGCTGCAATGGCTGCTGGCAGCAAGTACACATTCAAGGTCACGATGGACCCTGAAGTTTATGCAAACGCTGATCCTATTACCAGAGCTACGGCATTCTTCGGGCAACCGGATGAGATGGCGCGGTATATGGCTTCGACAACCAATAGCTTGATGTGGTGGAAGAATGAAGAATTGGTTATGAAAAGTTTGCAGTCAAGCACATTGGTAGAAGAACTTGAATACGACGAAAACAACGGATTGATAGATGTACCAGAGATGATGGAAAACGGTGTTACTGTCAGAGTGTTGCTTGATTCAAGGGCAAAGTTATTGATGCAACTAAAGCTTGCGCCAAGCGTTGTTATTCGGCAACAGCAATTCACTCCTAATCTTGACTCCGATCAAAAAGATTACCCCACCATGTTAGACATTGGTGGAGAGTACACAATCGCTAAGGTTACTCATGTCGGGGATACCAGAGGGAACGACTGGTATACGGAAATGACTGGGATGATCAAGAACGCTAACCTGTTGGGTTTGATAATGCAGATATGAGCACAAACGTCTATACCGGAACTTCGACACTCGCTGAACGTGTTCATATGCAGAGTCTCATTTACAAGACTCTGATAAAGCGTATTGCTCAAAACACACGTTGCGGGTTGCCAGGAATCATCAAATCGTTTGACCCAGTGAAGCAGTATGCAAGTGTGCAACTGGCAATCATGGAGCATGTTCACTTACCGGACGGAACTAAACTACCGGTTGAATTGCCGCTGCTTCATGATGTGTTAGTGCTGTTTCCCGGTGATCACGATTGGTGTTTGACATTTCCTAATTTAATCGGATGCGAGTGCTACGTATGCTTTGCTGACATGTGCGTGAACGCATGGTCAACATATGGCTTTGCAACTGATGCTAATGGTAAGACAATTGGCCGTAAACAGGAACTAGAACACCGACACGATCTATCAGATGGGTTTGCAATTCTTGCTCCGCGAAGTCAACCGCTCACAATTCCTAGCTTTTCCACGTCCGCTGTGCAGCTAAGAAACATGGCAGGTAACGTTGCTATATCGATGACCGCTACCCAGATTCAAATTAACATGCAAGGTCAGTCGATCACTATTAGTCCAAGTGGTATCGTTGTGCAGGGTAACTTAACGGTAAATGGAACCTTGACCACAACCGGCAATGCAACAATTAACGGTAAGTCCTTCGCTGCCCATGTGCATAGCGGTGTGCAGTCGGGCGGCAGTAACACCGGACCTTTGGTATGAGTACAGCAGTCACACCAACGATTTCAGTTCGCAAGCTGGACGCGCACCATGACCCGATATACGGGAATGGTCTACAGGATTTTTACACTGATTTGTACGCTGTTGCTCAATTGATTGACACATCGTTGCTGTTGTTGCAAGGCGAGTGGTGGGAGAACCTAGATGCCGGGTTGCCGCTGTTTCAACAGATCGTTGGTGTTGCTGGTGTAGGCAATAACCCTCAAATTGCTGGATTGCTAATTCAGCAAGTGATAATGTCAGTTCCGTATGTGACCGGGATCGGAAACGTTGCTATTGGTTATGACTCAAAATCAAGAACGTTCACATATGTGTGTACTACCTACACGCAATTTGGGACATTGCAGACTCAATTCGTACCGGGAGATTCGGCAACGATACCCGTTCAAACAAGGTGATTGAATGTCTTACTTTGCTCCATATGTCGATGCAACCGGGTTGCACACTCCCTTGTATCAGGACATAAGGGACTATCTTGTCACTCAGTACACCGGCATATACGGGCAATCTGTTACACAAAACATCAGCACTACGGACATTCAAAGCATTGCCGTCTTCGCTTTGATGGCAAACGATCTAATGCAACTTGCACAAGCCGTGTTCAATGGCATGAGTCCGATGACGGCAATTGGTGTGCAGCAAGACTCGCTCTATAAATTAAATGGTATTGCGCGACTAGGCGCTACGTTTTCAACTGTGACTTTGACAGTTACGGGTGCTCCAAACACTCAAATGAACAACAGGATAGCTCAAGATGCTAACGGTAATCTCTGGGATTTACTTGCTTCATTTCAAATCCCCGCTGGTGGAACAATCAACGTTGGAGCAACATGTGAAACACCGGGGCAGATCACGGCAGGTATCAACACGATCACAGTCAGGCAGAATCCTATTCAGGGGTGGACGACGGTCACGAACCCCGCCGCTGCCGCGCCCGGTACGCCTGTTGAAGCTGATTCGGCTTTCAGGCAGAGACAGACACTTAGCGTGGTCCTTCCATCGCAGACGCTTGTGAATGGCACCATAGCAGGGATAGCAGCCGTTCCGGGCGTCACACGCTATGGAACTGTGGGGGTCGAGAATCCTACCGGTGTAACGGACAGCTACGGCAATCCTCCGCACTCGATTAGCATGGTTGTCGAAGGTGGTTTGGATGCCGCTGTAGCCAACGCTATTTACTTAAATAAGACTCCCGGTTGCTTGACCAACGGAACAACCACGGTACCGGTGACGGACCCCAATACCGGGCAGATCATGAACATTAGTTTCTTCCGTCCTACCTATGTGCCAATATTCGTGACATGCGTTACGACCCACCTTGCCGGGTACACCACTGCGACGACCACAGCAATTCAAGCCGCGATGGTAAGTTACTTAAACAAATTGCAGATAGGAGAACTTCTAACTATTTCTGCTCTGTACGGTGCCGCGTTATCCGTTATGCCTGATTTAACTCAACCGATGTTTTCAATTACAAGCATGAAAGCTGGTACGGCAAGTGGCAGTCAAGGTACAACGGACATTCCGATTCTATTCAATCAAGTCTGTCAAGGCATTGCGGCAAATGTGACGGTGAGTTGATGAAGACGCGACTCACACCGGTAGCTTGCCCGGTCCCGATACTGCAAATGAAGCAGAACATGCAGTATTACCTTGCCTTGTTCGCATCGCAATATCAAATGTCGCCAAACTTGAAGGCATGGCAGCAAGCGTTAATGCAGCCGATTGATGACTTGGCTACCTGCATTCAGGGATTCAACGGTAACTACGATATTGATTGTGCGGTTGGCATTCAGCTTGACGTACTGGGCCAATTGTTGGGTGTGTCCAGACATGTGCCGTTTCAACCGTCCAATGGTGTATCACCAATACTCGATGATGCTACCTACAGAGTCTTGCTGTACGCGACTAGAGCTAATGATAATTGGGATGGCAAACTGTCATCGATCTATTCGACGATGCAAGGCATTTTTCAAACAGGCTCAATCATACTTACTGACAATCAGAACATGACCGCATCGGTCACGACAACCGGAACCCTTAGCTCCATCATCACTGATTTAATTAATAACGGCATGATCGTTCCCCGTCCAGAAGGGGTGCAATACAACTATCAGACCGGGCAGGTTGGACCGTTGTTTGGCTTTGATGAAAACAACGTTAATGTAAGCGGATTTGATACTGGAAATTGGGCGGCGGCAAATTCAAGTGTACCGGCACCTTTGATGCTGCAAGCGAAGTCGTTTTCAACTGCCACTGTTCCGACACTTGCATTTAATAGCAACGTCACCAAAGGAAACATCCTAGTCGTGGCATTCAGCAGTATTAGTGCCACCGCTCCAACATCGATCACTGATACAGTTGGAACTGTCTATACCATTGCCTCACAATCAACGGGTAGTTCGTTAAATACTATCTGGATATACACTGGCACAGCGGCAGCATCGGGTGCGAATACGGTTACTGTAAATGGGTATAGTGGTGGAACCCGCAGTGTCTCTATTGCTGAGTTTTCCAATCTTTCAACTACCCTTGTTGGTACGGCACAAGTTGTAGCCAGTGCTACTGCTCAAAGCAGCATATCTGTTTCGATTACTTCGGCGGCACCAGCAGTGTTGGTCTATGCTAACTCAACTACAACTGCAACTACCACGTTTACGACAATTGGTGGAGTGCTAGCTTCGCAAGCAAACGGTGCTGGTGCCATAACTCTTGGCTATGGTGTTCAAGTGAATGCCGGGGCGCTCACGGTGGGGGCAACGTTCAATGCTGCTGTTGCTAATGCGCCGATGGTTGCTATAGCTCTGAGAAAGCCATAATGCGAGTGGCAAAGTTGTTGGTGAACTTGTCATCAAAATCTAAAGGTGGTTTTTCGGTAGCACCGATATCGTATAGAATACTTTCCGCAATGTTTATGTAACGAGCGTAATCAAGATCATCAGGAAACGTTTCGGGTAGCTCCATCAGCGGCATTGCGCCGATTGTGTTCGCAACTCTGTTTCCACTGGTGAGGTAATTGATTTCCCCCTTCGCTTTTGTGGAATAATACCAGCGAATTGTTTTGCCAAGAGGGACACCGCTCTTGACACCACCACCCTTGACGTTGCGAACGAACACGAAGCGGCGAATATCGTTGCACCCATAGATGGTGTCTTTCAGTGGTGTTTTCTTAGTTAAGAAAGCCTTTGCCGCGTCTCCGCAAATAAACGCTTCCGGGTTTCGCGCAAGCGGGGAATCCCCGGCTGATCCTCGTTCACTGTAGGCACCTTTGACTTTTACTTCACCATCCATCTTCACGCCAACGTAGTTGTTCACGTCACGCGCATACACCGCTTGATACTGTGTTTCTTCTGTGGCAAACCCTGTTTCCTTTTCCCAATATTCGATGATTTGGTGCATGAGTGTGACGTGTTCGCACTCGCAGTAAATCAAGACTCCATCGGTGTTGGCTGACTTCACACGCACGAAGTTGTCACCGTATGTGTTCAGCATGTCGATCAGTTGCAAGAGGAATAATTGACCGCTGATCGTAACTTGAATCAAGAGTTCTGGCGAGTAAAGAAACGACCACTGACTACCTAACTTGCCAAAGATTCCGTTGACGCAAATCTTTAGAGCATTGCTTGTTACTTTGTCGCCGGTCCTTTTGGCTGTTAGTCTTCGCTGAACCAGATCGTTGTAGACTTCAAGAAACGACGTTCCCAAGTGTCGCGGGAATAGTCTTTGATTAAGAATAATAGAAGGGTAATAACTGGCAACGTCACGATCAAACAACAACATGCCACCTTCAGTTTTGAGTCCCTTGCGCTTTTCTGAACTGTGCAATCCGCCGATTCCAATTCTGTACACATTGTTTCCAAATTCAATTTGTTTCTTGCTGATGGCATCTGGGATTTTGACCTTTCCATCATCGTCAATGTAGAAGGATGTGTTAGCGATGGTTTCGCCTAGTTCTTGCAATATTGGAGAATGAAATTTTAAGTTGTCGGGCCACTGGTAGTAGAACCATGTTTTGTGATCCAACGAACGAGCGGGTCTGACTCCGGTGCGCCGTTCCAGTTCTTTGCCTACAACAGCTTCGGCTAGTTGAGCATCGGACTTGGAGCGCAAATCGATGTTGTAGACGTTGGACATTGAATAGCGCAGTTCAAGTTGAGGCTTGAGAAAGTTAAACAAGAGTTCCGTGTTGTCCACATCGTTCAGGCAGTAGTCTTTGACAATTAACTTTTGGTCTGAGGTTAGAGTCTGATCATCTGGAATGGGCATATCCTGCATTCGTTTGCAGTGCAGCCGTCCTGAGTACAGCTTGAGAGACGTGTAACCGAGTGGGCATACTTCAAGTAAGTCGATAGAGTTGCACTGAATGAATTTGAACTTGTACATCTGTTCAATTTGATATGGGAACATTTTGCCGATGATGATTTTGTTGGACAGTTCTTTCAAATCCTCAATGCTGTATTTGAAAGTGGCATGGGCCATTGTCAACATCGGGATATCGTATCCACGTAAATTGAAACCAATGATCAGGAAACGCTGAAGAATCCACATCAGCTTTCCTTCACGACCGAACGGCCATTCAAATGTTAGGTACTTGCCGGTGTCGCAATGCTTGATACAAACAAGGTGATAATTGATGTAGGTTTCCGTATCGAGGATCATGACAGAACCCGGCACCAGAGATGCTAGTTCCTGATCAGTGAGATAGCTCCGCTGTTTGGTCGTATAGTTAATTTGAAAAATGTCTTCAGGAACATACTTTTCAGGCGGGGGTAGCTTAAACAGGAATTCGGATGTTTGTGGGGTCAGAAAGTTGTTTTGAAATAGACTCATGATTCCAACCTCTGTGCGATAGCACCACGAATGTTTGGACCAAAGAAGAACGTCATTTTCTCCGTGACGTTGAACGCGAGTGTATCGGTGAATTGTGCAATGAGTTGGAGAGCGGCAATGGGGAAGGATAGACCGGTTGGTAATCCTTCGCACAAGTTGATTGCACCATCCGTTTTGTATTGGTCCGTACAGACGCCCTCTTCTCTAAAGTAAATGCGTCCGTCTTGAGAGAAGGGCGCAAGCCGGTCTACCGCTGCCCACAACCCCAAGGGGGCGGGTGTGGGGGTGGACGGGATGCCTAGAAATTCCTGCAATTTCGGTATGTCGGGATCAATCGGCAGACGGGTTTTAAGCCATGATCCATCGGGGTAGTAGGCCGTAAGGGTATCGAGGGACCATCCGAGCGAGTAAAGCGTTTTACCTCGCGTCCGTTTGAGGGCTGAGATGAACAGCTTAGGCACGATCAAATCTTTTGGGGTTGTGCAGCCGTGCCAACACTCCATGATGACTTCGCCGTTGGTTGCGATGACGGACCCGGAGAGCATGACAACGCTTGAATAGATAATTAATTTAGAACGTTCGTTTGAAATTTCCCCTACCCGCTCTAGTGCTTGCTGAAAGTAAACTTCCACGTCCGCTTGTCTTTGGTCGGGCGCAATGGCCGGGATGTTGGCTTGATCGATGCAGGGAACGGCAGCTTGAAAGTTGCCAGATTTAATTGAGAGTTCCTTTGTAGGTAGAAGGGTGAGGCTCACCGCATCTGGACATTGCTTCAACGCTTGAATGAATTTCTGAGTGTCGGGGCAACACTCAATGTCCTCTTGAATTGCTATTGAAGCTGATAGTATAGGACCAGTAGCAGATACCCTGCCGCCAAACAACCTAACATGGCTAAAAGCAGCGACAGTGCTCCGCTTAGGTTGTACCCTTGCGACAAACTGCAAAGCAGTGAGAAGGGTGTTCTCCTGTTTCTTTGGTGGGGCATCATTGCTGCTCTGTTTCTTTCTTGGCATTGTGCAGTTCCACTAGAAACGCCTTAGATGCTTTGATGATGCGCGACATGTGCGGTGCTTTTAATTGAGTCCAACCGTCTTTCTTTCGAGTTAAACATTGTACGGTTGGGGCAGCTTGGCAGGTTGGACAAATGTGATCGTAGACAGTGGGAATGATCGCATTTGAGAATTGCTGTACTTGTTCATCGGTTAGTTCTGTTTTCATATCCATAATTTTAATTCCCGATTGCAAACCACAATGCCGCGATGGTTGATCCGCCGCAACCTACAGTGAATGCGGTAGCACTTACCGCAGTCAGATATTGACTGTCTCTACCGGCATTCGGTCCGTAGTTCGTGGGCATACAGTGAACGTGATAGCAATTAGTAAAGGCAGTGGGAAATGATACAGACATGCTTGAAGCAGCGGCATTGTTATAACCCCATTGCAGAATCAGACCACCTAGCCAAGTTGGGAACTTGAAGTATCCGTTTGCTGCAAATGATGCCGCGAAGCCAAGTCGAACCCATGCTGTAGTGGCAACATTGGTGCTACTGTCTGCCGCTGCTACGGTTGGGGCTTGTGCTTGTATGTTGGCTATTAGTGAGGCAGTGGTTGTGTTGCCGGATACAGTTAGTGCAGCAATTGACGCTGATATGTTTACGGTCAACCCGGCAGTGGTGATTCCGCCGCTTACACTTATTGCCGATGCATTGAGAGTGCCGTTTAAGTTAACCGGTCCCGGTCCGATGGTGATAACACCGTTTATGTCCACCAAAAAATAATTGACAGTTCCGGCAAAGTTTTGAATGTCTACGATGTTTGCATTACCGGCACCGCCGGGACGAATGGTTAGAACACTGCCAACCGGACCGGTTAAAAAGCCATTGACAATTAAAGCGTTGACGGTAGCATTCGCGGGTGTTATTGCGCCAATGACGGTGCTGTCAACGGTTGAATTTACAATGGCAGTGCTGGTGATCTTAGTAGTCATTGTGTCCTTTCAAAAAGGAACAAAATCCTTGTCCTCGTAAGACTCGCAACCGTTAGCAATCACTTCTGGGGGCGGCATACAGTTGAATTTTGTGCATTGGTTTTTCCAGTGCTCACAGCTAATGCAGGTAGCGAAGTAATCGGACCGCTTGCCCATTGTGTTTAGAAGCTGAGATAGAACAATCACGAATTCAGTCGGCAACTGTACAGCTACACGTCCATTTACCGGATTCGTGTGAATCAGGCGCGGGGATAATTTCAAGTTCGCAACGGTGACTGAATTAGGCATTTGGTATTCAACCTTAGTGAACGATGCAGAGTACATCTGGATCAGCACCAGTGCGGTAAATTGATCCGGCGATTAAACCACCAGCGATGGCAGCGGCATTGTTAGTAAACGCTTGTACTCCAGACACGTTTAATGCACCGGTGCCTTTTGGTTGCAGGGACAAATTTATGTTGGTGTCGTTGCCTTGAACAATGAGTTTTGGAGAAATCCCTGCTGTACCGCCACTCATCGAAAATTGATTGACGTATGCGGCTGCTTGAACGACTAACGTGACAGAAGCACCAGTGCCCCCGTAACCTAATTGAATTACTCCTCCCGGACCACATCCAAGCAGAAAACCATTAGTGACTTGAAGTGCTGCTATGCCACTTGTACCTGCCGGTCTTATTGTAAAACCTTGTGTGAACGTTCCGGCAGAAGCAATTACTTGAAAAGCAGCGGTGCCGCCAACACCGGCTGTGAACACACCACCAACGTTTGTATTACCCGCCTGATCGATATTGAAGAGATTACCGGCTGTTTGACCGCTTTGTGTAACGTTGAAATAGTGGGCAGTGACGGTTGCCGCCTGATTTGTAAGTGAAAGTGGAACAACGCTACCTATTTGTGGTGCGAAACTTACAACTGATCCGCCTGTTGTACTCATGGAAGGCATGGCAAGACTGCCTCCAAATCCTTGAATTGATGCTCCTCCAAGACTGAGGGTCACGTAGTTGGAAGGTTCATTGAATGTAATTGAAACTGCGCCTGGAGTGAGACCGGTGCTTTTTGTAATCATAAAACAGGGTGAATTTACGGCGGCAGCATTCTTCAAATTAAATTGATAACCGGGAGTTGTGTTAATACCGAGTGCTCCGAGTGCTGTCACGTTGCCGCTGATATTGGCATCACCGGTAAGTGTTGATATTCCAGTGACCATCAAATTGCCATTGATGTTGGTCGGACCAACGAGATTAACGTTGCCTGTACCTGCCGGGTCAATGTTGATATCGATGTTGGTGTCTACTCCAGCACTGCTAATAACCGGTCCTGTTCCGGTTGCTGACGGTGCGATGATGATGCTGTTTCGCGCTGTGATATCGCCAAGGTTAATGGTCCCGGTACCTTTGGTTCCAAAGATCATACCGATGTTTGCATCGCTGCCTTGAACAACGAGTTTTGGAGAAATCCCTGCTGTACCGCCACTCATCGAAAATTGATTTACGTTTAATGCAGTATTTATGATTAATGTGTTGAGGCTAGGAGGACCACCGCAGTAACCTAAGCCGAATGCACTCGCACCGGTTATTCCAATCATCCCACCGGCAGGAATGGTTAAATAACCTCCTCCACCAGACCCTCGCGGCATATATAGTAAATTGGTTCCTCCTACGAGATAGCTTCCACCGGGGGGCGGTGCTATTTGAAACAAAGAGGTTCCATTGTTGCTGACAGAAAACGAAGCAGCAGACGGAACTGGAATTGTACCGGCAACATCGATTGCAATATTGCTACCGATGAAGGTTTGCGTTGCACCGGTTGTACCGGTGTGGAGGATTTGCAATTGACTAGTGGGATTGGTACCGGTGCCAAATACCTGTTGAATACTCCAAGCATCGTTTGCTGATGCTGTACCGTTCCAATAGGTACCACCGGCAATGAATGCGCCAGGACTGTAGTTTGTAGCAGCAGTTGCGGCTTGCCACGGAATAAGGGCAAGCGAACCCGGTGAGAAACTAGTTCCGTATATACGAAGTTGCCCCGGTCCTCCCCTATAAAGAAACGTATCGGGTGCGGTGGGAGGATCATTCAAATTGGGAGAATCTGGACTCCAACTAACAGCACAAGCGGCACTAAATATAATTCCGCTTCCAGTTCCTTGACCACTGAAGCCTATTCTTCGCCCAGCTATTCCGGGCCAAAAGTATAACATCTGCCCGTTTGCTGACGCTGAGAAACCTAAATTAGTTCCATACCAGAAAACGGGTGCGGTGAGGGTACCGGTGCCAGTGATAGCGATGCTGCTAGCACCGCTCAAAGTCAATGTTCCACCAGCCATCTTTAGGTTGCCGGATGCATCGGCAGTCAAGGCACCGGTGCCGTTGAATCCGCCTGTGTCATTGAATTGCACCGCACCTTGAGGACCGGCAGGAGTTGTCACCCCGGCACCGGCTTGCGGGAACGTGGTGACTGAATTGTTCGGATTCAGTGTCTTGTTTGGAATCGGTGATTGCGCGTTATAGTAATTAACTCCCGGTTGATTTGCCGCTTGGATAACAATGGTGCCGTCAAAGGTGGTAATGCTGCCATCAGGTTGCAACCACTTGTTAGGAATCGGGGAAGCGTTATCGTAATTCATTCAAGTTTCTCCTGATCAGCATTCGCGGTCTGGTGGTGTAGGCAAAATTAAGCTGGCATCACTTGCGGGGGTTCCGGGGGCGGTTCCGGTGCTTTGAGCACGGCTTGCGCTGTGGAAGTAACACTATCAGCTAGCGCGAACAGTTCATCATGGATTGTTTTCATCTGAGACACTTTGTCCGGTCCCATGATATCGAAGCTGAAAGTGTATGTTGTTTGTGTTCCCGGTCCGTTCTTATCAGCCGGAGCAATGTAGGTGTAGACTGAACGCTCTCCTGCCATCGGAAGTTTCCTTTCAGTTGGTTATTTTGAACATTCCGTTGAAGTGTGCGAGAAAGACAAGCAATCCAACCCAAAACATATGAAGGGCGATTGCTTCAACTTTGGGTTTGTTACTGAGTGCATAAACAACTAAGCCAACAATGCTAATCAGTAACGGCAACACAATAATCATGGGTTTCTCCTATAGCTGCAATGTGAGCGGCGAAACAGAAACTACACTGTTAGTGAGGCTCACACTGAAGACTTGAGCGTTGAATTGATTAGGTGTCGTATCGATTACACCAGTGCCTACAGTACCAGAGGGCCAAGCAAAGGTATGTCCACCGGTAGCATCTTGCAGGATGTGCATGGTGATTTGTTGGCCGGGTACCAGATTGGTGAACGATGAAGACGTGACGTTGCCTGTAAGCGTGATTGAAAACACCGGGCGGGACGTGTTGCCTAGAGCGCAATTAAATGCCGGGGTTGCACTGAATGCAACGGATATAATTTGAGGCTTGACTTGCCCGGTAATGATGGCAGCGATGGTCTGTTTAAGTTGAGTAACAAGGCTTGCTTGATTGCCGTCATCGGGAACGCTCTGTGTAAGCGTCTGAAGGATGACTTGCGCCCATGCGGATGCCATCATTGACGCTTGCCGCCAAACCTTATTCAACTGCTTGGATTGCGCGACACCAGTTTGAAAACCATTCGTCTGATAGCCTGAACCGGCGAAGTTGGCTTGAGTGTCAACGTTGGCACCACCAGCAGTTGCTACGGGGAGATAGTCAGTAGTCGCCATGATTGATCCATCCTGAACTTGCGAGAGAATCGAAGTCAATTAAAACCTTGGCAAGTTATCAATGTCTTCAACTGCCTTAGCAAAGTGTTTTGCTAAATCATGCTTCGGAAACCACGAACAAAGACCGTCACGCTGTTCACCAACATGATAATCACGCCATCCAATCCATGATACAAATGGGTGATGCCCAAGCAGAAGTATTCCGTCACAACCATTTAGAGTGCATTCGGGCGAGTTTAATGAATCGGCATATCTAGCAACGTTTGTATCCTTAAATAGGGTTGTCAATTTAAAAAACTTGCATTCAACAAGGAGTTTGTGAATTCGGTTGCAAGGTAGTGTAAATGGGCAGCGCACATGTATTTCAAAGTCCGGGCCCCATCCCGGTAACGGACGTGGATGAGGTATGTACGGATACCCCAATAGTTCAAAAAATCTAGCGTATTGTGCCTCTAGCGTTGATTGGAATAGGTGTCCGTCATACCAAACTGCATCAGAAAAGTACATTCCCAATGTCCTTTCAAAACTCCGCTTTGATGATTTTCGGATACTTGCGGTTCACATCCACCCAAACTTGTTTTGGAACTGATAACTCCCTACACCAGTTCAATGCTTCGTTGACTGTGGGCGGCGCTTTCTCGCTGCCCATGCGATGCTTCCACCATTGAACAGCCATTCCACCAGCTTTGCCGGGGTGCTCCAAACAAACGATTTCAGAAAAGTCCCGCAGACCGCATATGTAATTCACTCTGAGAATGTTGAAACCATTTGATTGAAAACCGTTGTACAACACTCGATCAACTCTGAACTGATGAACCATCGGCACGTCAGTTCTAATTAGTTCATCGGTTCCCGCCGTTGCACTGATCTTTACTTGATGAGGGAACACATAGCCGCAAACGTAGCAAACTGTTGCGCTGGCATGATTGTAAGTGCCGCACTGATCACAAATCCTAATTGGGGCAACACCGGGTTGTCCTTGACCCTTTTTACGGGGTAGAACAGGGTCGTTGATTGGTCCCAATCTAGGGGTGTTTCCGGCAAAATCTAAACACAAGCAGTCCTCTTTCGCTGTTTCGATGCTAGGACGTGTACCTCTGCCCAACATCTGTACCCACAAACCAGTGGACAGCGTTGGGCGCATCATCAGAATTAAATCGATTGGAGGATGATCAAACCCAGTCGTCAAGATGTTATTGGTGACAGCACAACGTAACTTGCCGGTGCGAAAGTCACTGATGTATTGGTCCCTGTCACTCTCCGGTATCTTAGAATGAATTGCCTTTGATGGAATCCCGAAGTTGTTCAGCATTCCCGCGATGTGTTCGGCGTGTTTGATTCCAGCGGCAAAGGTTAACCAGCAATTGCGATTTGAAGCAACGGTTAATGCCTCTTTGCAAGCCGTGTAAGTCACATCGTGGTGGTCAATTCTCTCTTCCAATTCACCGGTTGCATAGTCGCCGTTTCGTATTGGAACCTTACTTAAATCAAAGGTGAGGTTCGTTCGCTTCGGGATCAACATGCACATGTAACCGTCATCGATCAGCCGGTTAAACGCTCGCATCGTAGTGCAGTCGTAACATACATCAGTGAACAAACCGCTTTCAGTTAGTAACCCTTGCCCGGTGCGGTATGGCGTAGCGGTGAATCCAATCACTTTTAAGCAAGGGTTCTTATTCTTTAGAGCGGCGACGACAGCACCGTACATCGAATCGTCCTTGCCGCTCATTAGGTGCGCTTCGTCCACCAGCATTAAATCGAATCTGCCTAACACTTCAACGCTGTTTGCAACGGTTCCAATGCCGCCGAAGATGATAGGCCAATTGTGTTCTTTCTTACGTAAACCAGCAGAATAGATGCCGAACGGGGCAGAGGGCCAAATCTGCTCTAATTTGGTCGAGTTCTGTTTGATCAATTCCTTCACATGGGTAAGTGCTAGGATGCGAGATGACGGATACCTTTCCATCACATGTTGTATGAACCAACCAATAACCAAGGATTTCCCGGTGCCGGTGGGAAGGCATATTAATGGATTTCCCGTCTTCGTTCCGAAGTATTGCCATATAGCATTCTCCGCTTCGGTTTGATACGGTCTAGGAACTAGCGCATCCACAACTATCCTTTTTCAATCGTCCCACAACTTTTTCAGTTAAGTATCCCCTAGTGTTGCACATGTAACATGGTGCAACGTTAAGATACTCCGAAGGGTGGTGTAGTAATCCGGACCCGTTGCAAACGTGGCATACAACACCGCAATACTGCACTTCCCGACTGGTTGCGGCAGCGTGTGCGATGTTGTAGCACATCGTTTCTTGGATGGTGAGTTTCATGGCTAGATTGGTGACGGTCCAACCGATTCTGTTTGCTGCATGATTGATTCGAGAACTTGATTGATTTTCTCTCTGTTCAGCGGACTTGCAGTTAGTGTGTTCTTGCCATCGGTGATCAGTAGCACGTATGTTACTCCGATGGTCATGTTCACGGTGATCATGTTGACAATCGCCTGAACTACGGCAGCGTTCATTTGCTGTACGGGAGTTGGAATGTCCAATCCTGTCCCGTTGTTGCTATCGTCCATTGTCTTTGCCTTTCTGAATTGGGTTGTGTTCACTACAGCCGGTTATGATTGCTTCGGGCGGGATGATTGAATTCCAGTGGTTGCAAAACCACTGTGCGTTTTCAACCGGGCGCGAGTTGCGACAGCTACGGCAATTCACGTCTGGTGCTGCTCCGTCATGGCAGATACCTTGCATCTTGCATAAATTGCAAATGAAAAAGTTCCTGCGATTGCTGATTTTCTTCGGCGGTTCAGTCGCTTCAAGAATGATGAATTCAGCTTTGCGCAAGGCTTCGTTTGCAATCTGTTCGTTTAACTTAATTAAGATAAACTTCCAATCGGAATCGTTCTTGTTCTCCGCGACGTAGAGGCATTGCGTAAGGTTCAGTCCTTTTCCATAAGTGCAGACTTGAACGTAGTGCTCTGGTTTGGTTTCAAGCAAACCCTTGTCAAGATTATTGAACCCGGCACCGGTCCCAGACGTTTTGCACTCAAGTAAACACGGTTCGGTGATACCCCAATCCGGGGCGATAAATACTCCGTCAACGCTTCCGCCAAAGTGACCGTTAACCGCTCTGAAGAGTAACTGAGTATTGTTTTCATCTGTCCCATCCAAGAACTGAAAGCCGATTTTTCTTAACCAATATCGGACGCGGGGTTCAAGATCGTGACCGGCATTGAACAGGCGCAACTCTCTGCCGGAATAGGTTTCACGATGCATCCAATGAAAGTGATAGTACAGATATCTCAAGCATTCTCTTCCAATCACAGACGCGCCTAAGTGAGAGCGGTAGCCTTCTACATCAGCCGCTTCAATAGCAACGTTAACTGCTCGGCTGATACTATCCGCACGTTCCCGCAGTAGTTCGGTGTTGGTCCAATCAAGGGGTTCCATGTTTAGTCCGCAAGCTTTCTGTTTTGCCATTGACGCATGGCATTTGCTAGCTCTTGCGCTTCGTATCCTTTGGGTGTGAATTGAATTTGTGGATTAAGACTTATCCAAAACTCAATTACATCCGGTGCGGTTACGTCTTGCGCTCTAAGAACGAACAACGGTTCATCGGGCGCTGCTTTCTCCCAACACGAATCGCCTTTTGCTTTTGTACTCATTTAATCAACTTTCATTGTTGGGAACCGGGTGGTTTAGGTCCGGTTCCCCGTTCACTCACCGTCTCTGCGCTGTGAGTTTTTTGGTAACTCTGAGCACTCCCCTTTCTGCGCTACGGTGAATCCCGCTACTGAGTTGCCCAAGGTGGTCTAGTGACTGGTGCCGGTGGTGCTCCGGGTTGCTGCATCCCCCATTGCGGGGCTGTGGGGGCGCTAGCCGGGACCGGTGGACCGGGGGCGGGTTGTGCGAACGGGGGTGGCGCGGGGGCGGCAAACGGCTGTTGTTGGACGGGCGCGGCAAATGCCGTTTGACCGGACAATGGCGGTGCCTGTTGCGGCGGTGCTGTTGGGGGTGGGGGTGGTCCGAAACCGGGCGGGGGTGCCGGTGGTCCTGTTGGTGCGGCGGCAGCTTGTCCCGGTGCCGCTTGTTTTGTAGGCAGAGAACCGTCCAGCAATTTGACAACTTTCACTTCCGAATACTTCGGGTTGTCATCTTGCGGACCGATGGTTGCAATCAGGCGTCCGCCAAGTATTTGAGCGGTGTCTTGAACGTAAGGGCGACCGATGGCAAGACAATATGCAGCGAATTGCTGGTGTGCAATTTTCTTCGCCACTTCGCTTTTGTTGAACATGTTAAGTCGATCCTTCTGTGTCAAACCTCTCGCATCACCGTCCGTCACCGTCAGTGTTAGTTCAAGGTACCCAGAAGAAGCATCATTCTTAACTACGACTGGTTCGGCAGCGGTGATTTCCACCCTGTAATCAGCGAGTGGAAAGCATACCTGCCCACCTTGCGTTGGGTCGTAGTCATATGCATTGAATGGTACTGGTAGTTGCATTTGTTTCTCCTATGCTAGTGCTTTCTTGAAGATGTTTCCTAGATGCGGATACTCAACTGCATCTAGTGTTCCTGATCGATCTTTGGCTTGCCATGCAACTGCTGATTGCGTGTGAATCGCGGTGTAGCTCTTGCCGTTAGTTGGATCAATGCCAACAAACATGTGGAGAACCAAATCAAAAAAGTACGGCAATTGCGCTTGCAGTTTTTCAGACGGCATGATGGGGGCAGCGCCTTTTGTTATCCCCGCGTCTATCTGCATTTGCTTCGCAACCATGATGATGTTTTTACCGGGTATGTCTCTGAAGTTGCGAATCAGACGGTACATCTGTTGTTGCATTTCGCCATAGGCGCGTCTTCCGTCCGTGTTGGTTCGCAACGATTCAGCCAAGACAACTTCGGCTATCTCCGACAATGAATCAAGTCCAAAGGTCGTGTACTTTTTTGCCTCCGCGCTGTTGACCACCCAGTCATAAGCTTCAACCAATTGCTTGTAAGTAGTGATATCGATGAACGGAACACGTTCTTTCCGCAACGATAGTAAGCCGCTTTCAGCCGACAGGATTAAAGGATTAGGGGCAGTTGCCAGTAAGCGAGTCTTGCCAATACCAGACTCACCGTATAAGCAACCCTTTACTCCATAATCCAATTTAATATCTGACGTGAAATTGACTTTGATGGTCATTCGGGCGGCGGCAATAGCTCAAGCGAAGGTTTGGACGGTTTGATGGTTAGCACATTTTGAAACATTTGTGCAGTAGCACCATCTAACTTACGGTAGGTGCTTAAACTCAATTCAGGTTTCCAGCGAACTAATTGTCTGGACACGGCATCAGGCAGCGTAGCGCAGATGGCGGATACTTCACCTTGATCGTTGTTTAGTGAGTAGGTGAGTTTCTTTGATGCCTTCAATGACCAACCGTTTTCAATTTGGATTGTTTCAGTGCCTTCATCCTTGTCGGCATTGAATAGCTGCTTGACTAGAGCGTCACGAAGAGTGCTTTCTTTCTCCACCCATGTCTTCGCTTGCTGTTTCGCTTCGTTCCAATCTCTCAAAACATTCAGTTGTTCAGGCGATAACTGCATTGGTCAACTCCGAAGAATAACTGACCCTAGGATACGAGTCTCAGTTTGTCAAGAGAAGATTTTATTCTTGCCGAAAAGCCGGGGGCGGGTATAAGGTAGCCGCGTCTCCGCTGGACGACCACGATAAGTGTAGGTCTACAAATGCAGTTACGATGGAACAGTTGAAATCCTACCGCAATTGGGTCGTGGCTTATCTTCACGACAAGATACCGCTCAATCCTTTGACCATGCAACGGGCTGATGTGATTCATGACCCGTATTCATGGGCGGATTACGCGTCGGCGGACGCCTGTGTCCAATTGCACAAGGGACTGGTGCTAGGTTTTGTTTTAACTAACACTCCGTATAGCGCCGTTGATCTTGATACCTACAAGACAACGGACCCGGTGATATGGGCCAAACACCAATCGGTTTATGAAAAGCTGAACAGCTATGCGGAGCTATCCCCAAACAAGGGAGTTCACATCCTTGTCGAAGCGAAGTTAGAACAAAATCGGAAGCTGCCCAATGAGCACATCGAACTGATCACGCAAGGGTACGTGACCATAACAAAGGATGTGTTGAATTACGAATTGATTAATCTCAGGCAGCTAGAATTGAACGAACTGTACTACTACATTGTGGCAAAGCAAACCAATATCAACCCGATGGTACCGGATAATGTGCCTGAAACGCTGTCCGATGACGATGTGATTAAAGCTGCCGGTGACGCATTGAACGGGCAGTTATTTAAGAAACTGTTTGAAGGGAAATTGAGCGAACTGAGCTATGCGTCACAGTCTGAGGCTGACTCTGCGCTAGTTGATATCATCGCGTTCTACACCGATTCCAAAACTCAAGTCGGGCGCATCTTTCACCGGTCCGAACTAGGGAAACGCGCCAAAGCTAATCGCAAAGACTACCTATATCACCCTAAGTACGGCATCATAAGCCGTTCGTTCGATCAGAAAAAACCACCGGTCTATTTTGCAAACATTGAAATGACGATCAAGGACAAGGTGTATGAAGAACAGAAAAAAGCAATCGCAATTCCGATCATCGAACCAACACCTAACGGTAACAATGGATACCATTCAAAGTTAATTCAGCTTCCAGACTTCGTGCAGAAGGATGTACTGCAATTCGACTATGAACCTCCACCGGGGTTTCTTGGAGAGATAGCGCAGTTCATATTTGCTAATTCAGTTCATCCTGTTAGGGAAGTAGCGACGGCAGCGGCGATTGCGTTTTTGTCTGGTATCTGTGGCCGGGAATTCAACATCAGCAACACCGGCTTGAACCATTACATTGTGGTGCTGGCACCAACCGGGGGCGGCAAAGAGGGCGCGGCGGACGGTATCTCACGGTTGATATCCTACGTAGCGGAAAAGGCACCGGCAATCGAACAATTCATAGGACCGGCTGAAATCGCTTCTCCGCAAGCCTTAATCAAACACTTATCGACAGTATCACCGTGTTTCTTGTCGCACAAGGGAGAAATGGGGTTGTGGTTACAGGATTTAACGGACAAATTTGCACATGCGAATGAAAGAGGTATGCGTAAGATTTTATTAGATTTGTTTATGAAATCCGGGGCTGAATCCATGTTTCGAGGGTCCATATACAGTGACAAAGCGAAGAATGTTGCGGCAGTCAGAGCACCAGCGTTTACCTTATTTGGGGATGCAACACCGGATACGTTTTACAAATCGGTGGACGAAGAAAACGTTGAAGAGGGATTTATTAATCGCTTTTGTGTGGTTGAATGCGACATGGAAGAACAGCCGGTATATAACGAAGCGCACGGAACTATTGAACCTGATGCGGGACTGATAACGTTCATCAGTCAACTCATTCGCAAGATCGTCAACATGCAAGGCTCAAAAGAAAAAGAGTTGCAGACTGTAAAGATATCGCAGACTCCCGATGCCTACAAGGCGCAGATGGAATTCTTAGATGAATGTACTCGCAAGACGTATGAGAACCGGGATTCAGCAGAAGCAAAAATCTATTCCAGAGCACATCTGCGAGTCTTGCGCCTTGCCGGTCTGGTGTCTGTAGGTATGAGTCCGAATTGCCCGGTAGTGACGGCTGAAGCTGTTGAATGGGCGCGAAAGTTCATCGTCAGTGGTATTGCTAATGTGACGTGGCGTTTCCAGCAAGGCGAGGTAGGAATGAAAACGTCATATCTGGAACAGCAGAAAACGATGCGGCAATATTTGTTTAGATATTGGACAAATGGATGGTCTGAGAAGTTACAAAAGGAGTTTGGAATTAGTAAACAGATGTTCGATGCCAAGTTAGTAACACGGCGATACCTACAGAACAATTTGATGGCATACGCCGCGTTTCGCAATGCTAGAAATGGTCGTTGGGATTTTGATTTAACTTTGAAAGGAATGGTGGACTGTGGCACGTTGTTTGCTGTGGACATGGGAAAGATCAGAGAATCAGGCAGACTTGGAACTGCATACTACATCACAGACTTTGCAGCGTTGAAAGAACCAGTACGCGGCAGGGGCAGAAAACGCCAGAAGCAATTGAAAGAACCGGAGTCGCCGGAGTAATTATGGAAATGCGAAAGCTTCGTATGATCCTGATATTCGGGTTCGGAGTTGTGCTGGTAGCCGCTTTGCTATTGCTGTGTACGCTGTTTCTGTATTCGGGGAAAGTTGAATCAAAAGAAATGGCCGGGTTGTTGGGCGCTGCCATCGGAGCACTGACCATTATCGTTGGTGGGTTCAGCAACACCGTGTTTGAAGTGCTGTTGCATCCCGGTCCGCCAGATGAAGTTAAAAAAGGTGAATCGCCAGATTCAAAATAAATTCTAGTGTGATACGATGTGCGGCAGGGGGAATGAATGAGTACGACGCAACTTTTCTTTAGCATGACCGGAGTCTTTATCACAGCGATAATCGCTCAAACAGGATTCATTTTAGCCGGATTCTATCGCCTAAGCGATAAGGTTGAACGACTAGAAGCCAAAGTTGACAATCGCTTCGAGACTCTTAACGGCAAAGTTGATCATCAAACAGAGAACTTCAACAATCAAGTAACAACCCTGCTGACAACCATTCATGGTGTCGATGTTCGACTCGTAAAGCTGGAAACGAAGCCAAAATAAATTGAAAAAGTCGCCAGATGACTTTTTTTGAGGTTGTTTGAAAAAACACTTTTTCAAAATCCTAGAAATTCTTAATTTAGAATGAAGGCTACATGACAACTGAATGAACACTCGCTGGTGCCGGTCTGCTCTCCTGTTGGTGTAGGTATATTTAATTCAATAAACAACGGGGAAGTAACTCAGTATACAACCGCTCTTTTCTGAAGATTTGTGCTCACAAGTACGAAACGTGTGCTAGTATTAGTCCATCGTTGTTTTCTTCTGAGTGGCAGTTGCTTTCGTCTGCTTCCCCCGTACCGTGAATCCTACCGGGCGGGGGTTCTTTTTTGGAAAATCGAGTTCAAAATCACCCCCGTAGCTCAGTGGTCTAGGCATAGAGGTCTGGGTATGACCTAACCCCTTTAGAATCAATGCAACACCGTAAACGCCTGATTCCAAACGAGTTGGCAAGTCCTTTAGAATCAGCGCGATGCATAACCCCAATGGAATCAGTGTTTGCCACAGTGCGCGTCCAATAGCGGATAGGCGGATTATGGCGCGGAGAGGCGCAAGGACGCGTCGAAAATTCGGACAGGGTAGAGTGTCACCGGTATCGCATGGCGCGTTTCTACCCATACTGTGAGCGGTCCCTAGTGGCGAATTCTGCAATGGTGCTAACACAATTGCAAAGCATAGCAGGGACCGGGCGGAAAAGCAAGCGTAAAGTATTGATTTAATTGAGTTTATAGCAGCGTTTGGAATTGATTAAGAAATAGACGTTTTCAGAATGGGAGTATAAAGACGCTGGACGCTGGACGCTGGACAGGGACCGGGCGGACGCTGCTAGGACGCTGCTAGGACCGCTGTACCGGGCGGACGCTGGACAGTGGAACCCCATAACGCAAGAATGCCCACTCTTGTAAGTGGGCATTCTGTGCAGCGTTCGGGTTCGTGGTCTGCTAGTTGTACTCTTTCAATTCTTCCCATACTGGCAACTTGAAAACGTCCCGACCGATTTCAATGTTTCGCTTTGCTCTCCACTGCAATTCGTGGTTGAAGCAAGCTTGACAAAGAATCAAGTTGCCATCTGTGTTAGT